AGAATATGCTGGTAATTAAAGATTTACACTCGGATATTTCTGATTAGTTTTGGTTGTTCTATGGTTATAAATACAAACAGAAAAAAATTCTAAATCAATAATATAAAGTATATTAGCTAATACGTTGCTAATAAATCAATCGCAAAAAAAGTCCGCTAAAACAAACAATGCGAAGCGGACTTTTTTTTAGAATAATTCATTTTTTCTTTGTTTCCTTATCTGTCTTTTTGGAAGATAAAGCAGAGATAGCTTCTTCCAATTGTTTTGACACATTCTCAGAGACATTCTTAGATATACGAGTTGAAATTTCTTCAACCTGTTCTTTTGTCAATAGGGTTCCTTCCAATTTTGAATTTTGGCATAAATCGCAAGTCATTGTTCCATACATAATAAGCTCCTTTCTTACTTAAAATAATTACTAAAAAATGAAGCATTTAACTCAGGATTAAAATAGTGCTTTCTATTAATCCACACAAAGCCATCACCTTTTGAAATAACAGCCACATCTACTGGACCTCCTACAGTTTCTTCTCCAGGTTGCATTCTACGAACCAATGATGTAAGAGATATAAAGCTTTCAGCCATATTTGCCATATCTTCTTTATCTAAATGTGCTACCGTATCAATCAATGGCTTTGAATACAAACTAAACATCTCTTTGTTTATTTGGGTTGTAATACCTTTGATTACAGACTGCTTATCCAATCCCTTTATAGCTGTTGATACCGATATTGTGGATGGATCCTTATCAAGAATACCTGTAATTGCATCTGTATAAGATTCAATAGATTTTCCTATAACATTATAAATTATATCTTGGAAACTTGGATTGATTCCTCTAATTATGGTTTGAACGACATCAACTTGTGCAAAAGGACTTATCACAGCCCAAGAACCATGTTCTGAAATTTTAGCAACATTAGTCTGATCAATAAAATATTTTAAATGTCCATCAACAACTAATGAAGAGATATTCACAGGAATAAGTGACGGATATATTTCTTTTTCACCATAACCAACAAAAACCAAACCGGTATAGGAATAAGTAAGTGTTTTAACCGACAAATAGTAGAAGAAAGACTCTGACAATAAATCAACATTTGCAAAACCCTTTTCATTCGCAAAATTTTGTATAGATGTTTCTGTATATTTTTTAAAGTTCACCAATGAATATGAATCAAAATCAGGACATTTATCGGCTGCTTTATATATTCCAATACAATTTGTTAATTTTTGTTCAATCAGCGTATCATTCAAAGCTTTTTTATCTATATGATTTTCATTACAAATCTCATTACGACAAATGTCAAAAAAGGATTCCAACATCCATCGCAAATATGTTTCTTGAGTTTTTTTATCACAAAAGAAATGCTCTTTATGCAGATATTTCATAAAATCATCCACATAATATTCAAGTTTTACAAAGCACTTATTTTTTAACTGTTTTCTATATTCTTTAATGATAATATCCCATGGTACACCCATAAAAGATGCGCTACTGTATGTCATCACTGCTACAGGATGATACTTCGACAGCGTGAAAATTTTATTCGCACTATTGACCACTTTGTGAGTGTTCCCCATTGTGACTGCACTGTCTGCTGCTATTGCCACAGCATGTTTATTCAAAACTCCTACTATTGCTGTCATATTCTTTTGTTCATTTTTTAAGCTGCCCCAAATATATGCAAAAAAATCCGCCATTCTACAAGAACAACGGATTTTTTGTTTTTTATTTGCTTATTGTCAGTCTTTTGAAAGACATCTTCAATCTTAATCGTATTTTTGAGAGTAACGCCCTTTATGGAATTGTCATACAACAAACAGAAAAAATATATCGCTATGTTCCTCTCATTTTTACCGCTTCATGAATATAATGACTGTTTCTGGCATAATAAACAGCATCCCTTAAAGACCATCCAGTTTTTCTTAACGGACGAGTACCAAACCTCCGGTAAGCTATAAGAGCCCTCCTAAAGCGTGCTGTTTTGAAAGCAGCGTTATCACTATTGATAGCAATGGCTTCAATTATGTTATATTTGATACGTTGTCCTTTTTCTATTTGCTTAATTGTCTTACAGTACTCCATTAGCAGATGATACTGAATAGGGGCATAAACATAAAGGAAATGCCCCACAGCCGTTTCATCAAATCTGATGGTCCTCGTTCTTTTCCCGATTTTTGGCCCCGGCTTCTTTTTTCTTTTTTGCGGTTTCCGGCTTTTCTGAGATACCAAGCACATTGTCGGATCCTGCATCTGAATTTTTATTTTCAACATTGGATTCTTCTTTTAGTTTGTTGTCAGAACTTGGATTCATCTTGGATGTTTCCTGTTCCAATTTTTGTTTTTGCTGAAAGGCATAATCATTGCCCAAATTATAAATTTTCATACTGCTAAATTATTTATTGATTTATTACTCTGTATCTGCGATTACAATATGTATTCTGCTGAAGTTAATCATAAATTTAGACATGATATTTCTAATATCACGTTCATAATCTTCATGATTATAATTTACCGTATCAATGATAGCAGGAGCATAGACATTTGTTTGATTTACAATCTCCAGATAGTCATCATTATATTTTTTGCCATTATCTTCATTATCCCATAGAAGAGCATTATTCCATAACATCCTATTTTCCCACATACCAGTGTTTATACAGGACAGATTCATATTCATGTGTACTAATGATTCAGTTTCCACGTTCCATCGTAAGTTGTTGTCCCAATGTAATCCATTGCGCCAAACGTCACTACTAAAACATGATAGTGATTCATTAATGCCATGTGTAATAAAAAAGTTATCATTTTCATTATGAAAATGATATTTGAGTTTATATCTCAAATACCATTCTAATGATGCTTTTTGGGCTGTTATGTGACACTCTATAAATTTTTCCAATGCCCATATTTTAAATGAATTGTGAGCTGAAGCAATAGGGCTAAGAATTGCTTGCAAAAACAAAGACACTTTTTTCCCTCTTGCCCAAAAAGGTAAGAGCCGCCCAATCAATTTGGCATTATTGATATTTGCAAAATCAATATTTATCATTTCTTAGGATTCAATGATTCAAAATACTGGTCCATTTTTGAAGCTGGTACCAATGTTAAGTTATCGCTATTGACTGTTATTGCTGAATTCGTATCGAGTAATCGGATATAGCCACTTTTCAATTTTATTCTGCCAATCAATTCAACCGGCTCATTATATTTTCGGTCTTCGCTATTATATGAGCTCACATAAATTTTGATGTTGTTGCCAATATCTGTAATGTATTCTGTCTTTCTTATCACGTCTAATGCAGACTGATAGTAAAACATTCCATTGAATTCCATTTCATTGGCAAAATCTATCATGGCTTGTTGCAAGTTCGTAAGCGCTTGCGCAGCCGTAACATAACTATCATTATAAAATATCGGATTGTATTTGTCTGCAATAATAGTCACAATATCACCGGGAGAACTTTCGCAATAAATGTCTGCCCCTACAAATTTTATCTGTTGGACAAACATCCTGAATGCGGTTAATTCGTGGTCATTCAACGGCATATACGGTATTCCGTTATTAACCTCATTTGAATTGTTATTTGCCTTACATACTTTAAGTATCAAGGAGGTCCCATTTTCATCATTTTGCCAAGCCGCTTTTTCAATGATTCGATGTGATACATCCACATCAACATATTCAAGTTTCATGGTATTTTCATTGAAAATCAATTGGTCGCCTGTTTCTGTAGCATTGTTATACTGAAATTTTTTAGCCATGATAGCATACCAGTCCGGGGTTCCGTTAATCCTACCATTAAGAACTTCAACGATTTTAACCTGAAACAAATCCAATATTGCTTCATAAGTATGAATACAGACAGCTACCACATACGTCAGCAGGTTAATCATGCTAAGTTTGCTATTACTTCTCCCTGTATTTAATTCTGTCAACTGCAAGTAATTGTTTCTCGTAGCAACAGCTTCTGAATAGATTTGGCTTACGCTTCTCATTGTGTTATTATCAGTTTTTTTAAATCCTCAATATTCAGTTCTGACATAAATGTGTCGGCATAAATGGTTCCAAGCGGATAATATACGCCATTTACTTCTCTCAAATCGAACAATTCAAATTCAAAGTCTCCATATAATGTAATAGTGTGTTGCCCATTTCCCTTATAACAATGCTCAATTTCATGTTCTTCATTGATTTCCACAATAAGTGGTTGCGTGTAATCTCCCCAATCAACAATCAGATGTTTTTGAGGCCTCAGTTTTAATTTGATGGCTGACAATTGTCCTTGTTGCTGGATTACCATTCGTGGCATGTATAAAGATTCCCAATACATATCTTGTTCATCCGGAGACATAAGCTGTAATTCATCGTATATGTCCTGATGATGGATTTGGATATGTGATTTTATAAGTTTTTCTATATCAAGATAGTTGTGCACATGCTCTCCATTTTTTACCAGTATATTATTATCTTTTATCCATATAACAATATCTTTATTAATTGCAAACTCTTCATGGTAATTGAGAGTCATCCCATAAGATAACTTCGTATCCATGTTTAACCATTCATTGCTTACAAGTAAGTCAAAAATACCCTCCACACTACCATAGAGAGTTAAAGCAACATCATATATGTTTTGTCCGCTTCTGACCTTATATTGTAACATTTGTATTCGTTTTTATTAATAATAGTTCATCGCTATGTTTTTTGTGGTAACTATATCTTTATGTTTGACTTATAGCCATAAAAAGAGCCGCCACAAGGATATTACTCCAAGGGCGGCTCTTCATTATGGTATTGTTACCCCTCAATTCCAAGAACTTCTTTCGCAATACTTTTTGCCTTACTTCTCCAGCTGTTGTATGTTGTGTATTCGTTCAAATACTCATCTGCTTTTTCTTCAGATACACACATCGTCTGTGCTGAAGCAATATTGGCGAGAATGGCTTCAGTTTGGTCTGGACCATATTTATGCCGCACAATCGCCGTTACCAGTTGCGGATAGGTAACAGGTAATTCAACCGCAATAGTCTCATTATCAACGGTTATCACAGCACATCCACCGATTTTTTTGACATTATTGCCAAACAATTCTTGATTTTTTTGTGCCTCAATTTCTGCAATCTGCTCAGGAGTCAAGATTTCAGATTCGTCAATCTCATTGACATCTTTAATTTCACTCATGTCTCAATAATTTAAAAATTAAACTTATGCTATATATTAAATAATAGTCTTACTCTCTTTTTTAAGTTTGCTTATTGGCAAAATATCGACCGGAGTGTACTCCGCTAATAGTCTGATGTATTTTATCCTATCTTCTCTTTCTTCAAAAACAGCTATAGGTTTTGGCAATGACAACTTGTGATTAAGTCCATGTGACAACCTATAGTTTATACGTGATTTAGGATGATATTTTCTTTTCAGAGCAACTACTTCCATGCTTCCCTTGATATATATCCACTTATACAATCTTTTGTCTATTCCATGTAGAACATTATACCTGATGGCATAACTATCATATTGCCTCATCAATCCTAAATAGCTATTTACAGAATACAATGCTTTTATTATCTGAGATTTGGTTTTACACTGGTTGAGTCTGTCGATACTATGCCTAAATGAAGTGACAGTTCTATTCAAAGGATAAACCCTTCCAGGTTTTACTATAGCACCGGTAAAATCTATACCTTTGCTGTAATGTTGCATATAAAATTTCTTTGGAGACAATTTAAGTCCTAATGATTCCAAGCGTGCCCTGATAATCGGAATGGCGTTTAAAATTTGTTCTTTTGTTTCTGCAACAAGGTAAATATCATCCACATATCTACCATGATACTGAATACCACAATCTGTTTCAATAGCCCAATCAACCAAGTTCAACAAATAATTGGCAAACATTTGAGATGGCAAATTACCAATAGGCATTCCCAATCCATCTCCATTAGTAAATAATGATTTACTTGCTGGAAGATGATTCCACATTTCATCTGATGAATGTTTAATACAGTGGTTCTCCGGGCAATGGCTTAAAACAACATGGCACAAATAAATCAAATCCTCCTTGTCTTCCCCTTCATATTTTTTATTAACAAGTTGTATGACTAAATCTTCAACAAGTTTTTTAGGAATAGACATAAAGAAACTATGAATATCAACTGTTGCCACATAGCAATCTTTAGTATAATGGTGAGAACATTCAATTATATCACGTTTTAATTGTGACACCCCGGCTAATGTGCCTTTCCCATTTCTACAATTGAATGTTCTGTCATTAAATTCTTTTTCAATAATAGGTTCTAATCGTAACCTGATATAATGATGTATAATTCGGTCTGCAAAATCAGCAGCGAACACCTCACGGTATTTGGGGCGACTAACAACAAAGCAAATGGAGCGTTTAGGTTGGTAGGTTCTATTGTTGATGGCTTGCATCATATCATATAGATTGCCCTCCACATCAAGAGTGAACTTGATGCAGTTGTTTGTCCGCGACTTATGTACACGACAATCATAATAGGCCTCTACCAAATCCTCATACGTCACCATATCAGCACTAATGTGATAATACTTATTTTATATTGTACTACAATTACTTATTCGCAAAATTACCTTTCGGAGAAATGCTGCCACGGCACGCACATAGTTGCTGTTCGACACCTTAGTGTTCCAGTTGTTGAGGTTGCCGTCGTTCAGGTTCAAGTTCCAAGCGTTCGTCGCCGAGTTCTCAGTGTATCGGGTACATTATCTTATCCTTAACTACATTTTGGCAGTAGTACCCCCATTTCTCACGGAAGCGCAAACTCTATGGTCATCCGTAAACTTCCATACTCTGTGCGTTGCATCAATTACTATTTTTCAGTTTCGTTAATACGTTTCCAATATTTTGCTTTTGATGCGTTCTTCCATGCTGTCACTTGTTTGCCGACAGTCGCCTCCAAATACATAAGGTGAGATTGTTGCTTACGACTTATCCAACGATTTTCACCGGCTAAACGAACTATCAATTTACAGAACTCAAATTCACAAATAAAATCAGTAAGATATGCTTCACGCTCACTTTTGAACATATTTGCCCGGACTATAAAAGTAGGAAGCGCAATTGCTCTTCTAATCCATTCTTGCCCAACAGTGTGTTTAATATCTCTTGGGAAATTTTTGTGAGTGTCAAGTACTGCTTGAATGTAATGATATGTATCTATATAAACCGGTAATTCGTTGGATAAAGCCATAGCAACTTATCTTTTTATTTAAACACTGCTTTTATCAAATCTCTTAACTACAAAAACACTGATTATCATCAATTACAAACCCTTAGTTTGATATTTCATATATACTCATCTTATACAAGAGGTTGGAACCATACTGAACCTTCCAAAAGGCGACGTCCCTTGTGTTAAGTTGAATATATACCACCCCTTCAACCCTTTTATGCTCGCGTAGCTCGCACGTCGCTTCGCTCCGAAGAGTTAAAGGGTTGAAGGGATAAAGGGTTAATGAAATGCTGCCACGGCACGCACATAGTAGCTGTCCGACACCTTAGTGCTCCAGTTGAGGCTGCCGACGTTCAGGGTCAAGTGCCAAGCGCTCGTCGCCGAGTGCTCAGTGGAACTCCAATGCCAGCTCTCAACAAGCGGGCTTGCGCCCGAAATGACTGAGAGACATTGATTGATTGCATACTTGTGTTTCCAGATGATGATTAACTCTGCAATAGAAGGCAACCACCATTGTCCTGCACCAATACCAATTTTAGTATGCGCTTCATCCCCCTTATCATAAGAACGGTCATAAGCGTTACACCATGCTGGAGCATACTGTGTCCATTCATTCTGATTTTCACCAAACAACTCAGTTCCTTTTGCCATGATAGCGGCGGTCCGAGTTTTACCAGTGTAATCAACATAAGCCTTACTGTAATCACCACCGGTATTAGCATTTACCGCTACTGCGTTTTTTGACCATCTAAGCTGAGTCCCCGTTGGAGATACAATGATAGGTGCTTGTCCATCAATCAAAACAAGTACACCATCAGCCTTTTCTCCAGCTTGTTCCAAAGCCGGCCATTTCCAATATGGAACAGCCAAGGGCCAGTTATCGCTTTTACGATGATAAGTGACAAAACAACCATCTGTTGCAGCTTGCAACCGAGGCTCTGAATTGTTGATTTGATTCTGAAGTGAAGTGTCTTTTTCGTGCAAAGCTGTCAATTGTTCTTTTATGAACGCTTGAACCTGTGCTCCAGTCAACTGGGCGCCTTTCGCTCCCCAGTCAGTTTCCATTGTAATTTCTGTTGCCATGTTACTTAATTTTTTGAATTAAATATTTATATATAATAGTCTCGTTATACAAAAACTTTAAAAGCCATTACCCCAAACTGCATCATTTTGCCACGGAAAATCATTTATCCACAATCCTGTACCAAGACATCCGTAAAAAGTTTTTGTAATTTTTTCCTCTAAATAAACAATTCGCTGTTGTTGAGCAGTAAGCATATTCATCATATTGATAAATGATGTCTCCATTTCAGAAATACGGTCCTCATAATTATTTGTATCATTTGCCCATTTATCATTATTATGCCATAAAAACCAATCGCCCCATATTCCATCAGCAAAACAACAGAAGTGTGCTCCAATCTGTGCAATTTTCTCATCCTGAACAACTTGTTCTTCTGAGATATCTTCTAATTGTGTGTTGATATCTTCTATATTATTCTCAGATTCTATTACACATTTCTCCAGTTCTTTTACACTTTCATTTAAGCCACTCAATTCTTTTTTATTTTGAGCAATATCATCTTTATTCTGGATAACCATTTCGGTTAATTTATCAACGATGTTTCGATTGGCCCATTCCGACTCATTGATCCAAAGCAAGGTATTATCCCAAAAACCTGACACTATAGTTGAATGAGTTTCAAGAAGAACATCTATTTGCCTTTGCTGCTCTCTATTTGTGTCTTTATTCTTGGAAATATTATCTTCCAAATTATCAATGCTTTGATAAATGATTTCATGTTCATCAACAAGATTGGCTATGCTCGCATCATGTTCACTAATTTTACTCAACACTTTTTCAAATGTGTCACATGTCATATTTGAATTTTCCCAAACAGCCGCATTATTCCATTTTAACCCATTATCCCATTGTCCGTTACTAAAGCTACAAAAGCGTTCAAGAAAATCTCCTAACTGCGCATCATGTTCATTTATCAGTAATTCATCTTTTTCAAAACGAATGACTGCGTTATTTGTGTCATTATCATGCTGTTCTACAATATCATCAATTTGGTTTTGCAAATCCTCAGTAATAGAAAATTTATTGTTGTCCCATAAAGACATGTTGCCCCAATACAATAAGTTTTCCCATACGCCTTCACTGAAACAGCTTATAGAATTATTCCAATTATCACACTGCTCCAAAAGATAATCATTGATTTGATTTTGTTCTTCCTCATGTCGGGTCATGTGCGCATTAATCTCTTCAATATCCGAAACTATTTGTTCAATGTCCTCTTTATGGCGGTTTGAAAGTTCATCAATTTGATTTTGCAAATCATCCGTTATTGCATATTTATTGTTATCCCATAACAAATCATTGTTCCAAAGTAAAGTGTCAAACCAAATACCTTCACTGAAACAGCTATATGTATCAAGAACAGAATTTATTTCACGCTGCTGTTCGGCATTTAATTTTTCAATTTCAAGTATGTGTTTCCACTGTTTCTTGTCATCTTCTTGAATTGCTTCAATTTCTTTCTGCTGCCTTCTCCATTCGGCGTCTAACTTTTTAATATACTCCAATGTCTCTTTTGTAAGATTATTAGTATCAATAGCGAAATTGTAATAATACGCCATATCAACAATCACATCCCAGACATCTGTATTAGCAAAAGCCAGATGCCCCGCATCATCTGCTACGCGAACTGGCGTTTTCCCTTGTGCCTGCAACACTTTGCATCGGAATACACAACCACATATAGTGACCATATTTTCCTGATAGTATTTTTTTGTAATATCAAAGGTATTACGCCATTTAAGAGCGGTTCCTATTTTGACAATATTATTATTGTTCATGATAAAATGATATTATTGAATTATTTGAGTTGCATATATATGCTGGGTTATCTCATCCAGTGTTATATCACTAATATTAGTGCTGTTAGAAACAATGCCCAGTAATCGTCCTGTATTAATGTCTTGAATTAATCCAAGCATATTTTTAATATTGGCACTTGTTTGGGGAACTATATATAACCCCTTGCCAATTCTAAATTGTTCTTGTTTAATCATGTATTTGATAGTAGATCTGCGTTTTAGTATAAAGCATTTATGGCACGTTTCAGTTATCCAATATGGTTGTTCGACCAATGCTGTATATAAACGTGTCTCATCATTATCATTGATAATAAATAAGGGCGCATCCTTAATCTCGTCCTCTTTTTCATCATCAAACATTATAATGGTATTTGCTTCTAATGTTGCTGAAACAATAAAGTATTCGTTGTTTGGAATAACTTCTCCGGTCCCATCAAACTGACCGGATTCAATCTTGTTTGCAATACGAGTTGATGTGGTCGTATAATCTTGAAAAAATATTATATCAAGCACGTTTGAATACCTATCTAACAATTCCATGAAATTAATATCAGACAATTCTGTCAATACTATATTTCTACGTACATACTCATCAGTAAACATACTGAAGAAATCAAGGTTCAAATTTTCTAAATCTTCCAGATTTGGATCAACGACCTCCTTTTCCGGGTTAAAAAGCACATCAAGCTTACAAGTTTCATTGTCAAAATCAGCATCTTGAATAGGTTTATTATCTGCATCAAATTGAGCTTCAAGCACCTTGTGTAAATCCGAATGAGCTACTATGCAATTAAGATATTTTGTAATGCCCACACCAGTAGTCGGATAGCGATAGCTTTTACCAGGTGCGCACAATGTTAATAACTGAGATGCCTGGTCATCACTATAGTTTATGCTGATATCAGTGCTTTTAGATGAATAAATATATGCTTTGTCTAAGATTTCAGATTTGTAATTCTGAACCATCTTGACAATAAATTCACCATCAATGTCAATGTATGGCAACATGCAAGCTGATATTGGTGCTGCGATGTTTTTACTGAGAGCATAACTGTTTACTGGGATTCCGAACTCACCTCTAATATTGTTAAAAACACCATATTGACCATTTTTCAATCCAACTAAACGAACTCTGAAATGCCTTGTATCTGGAACATATACAGATGTAAAACGACAAGTCATTTCTCCGTTTTCATATCTAACAATATCCCAATATGCTTCGGGAATGATTATATTACAAATCAAGACATCTATAGCTTCATCCTCATCAAATAGGTTTCCCCACAGAGAGTCAAATACCGGTTCGGCGGCATTGGATTTGTCTTCGGTCAACAAATCACGTTCTTTCATATCCAAAATCAAGTCCCTTACCATATTGATTATATCTTATATTTTATAATAGTACACCGCAATATCATTCTAAGTAATTGTAATTTTAGTGATTGATGCAGTTCCTGCCGATGGTGCAGTTGGTCGTGATGCAGGTCCGGCAATACTATTTAATGCAATACTATTAATCCAATCCATAATTCCACCGCAAACGACTTCCCATACTTTTAATTGTGGATCCTTATCCGAAACATCATGTATGGATTTTAGATTCTCTTGCATGGTTTTAATTCCAATATTTAAAAAAGGTTTTTGCACAAACACAACCCCTGCATTTCCTGATGGGGCTAATTGAAATCCGGCTATAATATTTGTTTCGATTTGTTTTATCCAACTATCAAAACTATTTGCCGGACTGGGTGGAGCGCAAGTTCCTACAATTTTAAAAGTATCTGAAATTATAGGGTCTGGATATGGATATGCTGTTATCACCATCCCAGCATAAGCGATTGAGACAGTTGTATTGGCTATTAAATATTCTGTAATCCCTTGTGCTACAGCAGCCATTGCAGACGATGCACTTCCAGAAGTATAGATGCTGCCATCAGTTCCTATAGCAGCTTTAAGTTTACTGATTATTGTTTGTGCAAAAGTTGTTTTTACTCATAATTCAAAAATCAAGTTCCACTAACTGAAGAGCCGCAATGTGGGGCACCACTGAAAGGGCAGGCTTTTATTGCATTGAATGGGCCATTCAAATCTGTATTGCTTACACCTTTTGTCTTTAATGTTCCTCCAGTGATAGTGACAGTTTTTCCATCTACCTTAACATCATTACCTTTAATCTCGCAACCGTTTGTTTCTATTTTTGCCATATCAGTTTTGATGTTTACCAGCTTACTTGTTTCAATAATAATATTCTCACCATCAATGGTGATTTTTGTATCTCCAACTGTAATAATTTTATGTTCTACTGTTTTTTCTTGCTTAAAACCCTTTTCATCATCAGGAGAAACAATATGGTCTATTATTGATTGCGATTTGTAGGTCGTGCTTGTTTTGTGCTTTGTTGGTTCTAATTCATAATAATCTCTTTCCAATCCATCATCCGTTTCAACAAAACTTTTGACCTCTGTTACACTTATTTCTATTTCACCATCATCCAAATTTTCCAATGACGAAGCTTTCATTTTGATATGACGGGCATGGCTATACATTAGCACGTATTCACATCCATCAGTCGGGTTTTGAACAATAACAACTTCTGAATACAACATTGGCACAATTTGTATTCCGTTTTTATTATCTTGAATGGCTGATAACAACACCCCCTTATGATGACCAGTGCCCATTGTCTGATATTCATCTGGTTCATAATTAAATTCTTGAACATCAATAGTTCCAGCTAAATCCTCATCTTCATGGATAGCACATACATAACCAAATATTTTTTTTGTTCCACGCACAGAGCCATCAGAACTAACCATACCGTTTTTAGCCATTTTTTCTATGGATCTACGCACATCACCTGAAATCTTATTTATTTCACCTGTAAGAGACATATCTATTTTATTTTATGATTTGAACCGGCTTTGAGAATGAGGCGATTTTGAATGGTATTTTAAGTTCACGTCTATATCCATTTATACCAAATGTAGTATTGACCGACTCCACATAATAATACCCATTCTTTTCAGGTTGACGCACATCAACAAGTCCAACAATATCAGTTGGTTTAATAAATAAATCGCCAAAAATAACTAATGAACCTGATATACCATTAGGGTTGTAATTGGCCCAATACTGTTTTGCCTCTTCAATCAATTCTTCTTCAGTGATACCAATTTTAGTAGATAAATAGTGAATAACATTGTACTTATCTAATTTTACAGGGTCTGTCAAGTGTCCCTCAATCATTTTAGTACTAAATGTGCCATCGACATATTTCATTTTTTTTCTGTCTTTGACTTTACGACGATTAACCACTTGAAATTGGCCGTCAGAATCTACCATCCACCCTTCATCGTCTGAATTGGGATTCTTCCGTATCGTAAGTTTAAAAAATTGGTTATCCTTTGTCCGACCCTGTGCTTCAACCGCAAGATACTTTTTGTCATTTCTTTTTAGACTCAATTTATCTTGCGCCACATCCCAGTCAAACTGAATAAGCATGACAGAATTGTTTCCACCATTATATGTGATATATTTTTTGTCATTATTAGGCAATTTTCCTCCACCTTTCCCTGCATAATATGTTAATCCAACTCGGAGTTGCGCTGTTCCATTTGATTTAGTTTCCATTATACACAACACGCCACTTTTACTCCATTCTGTAAGTACATCCGCAATTGTCAGATTATTACTGATAGATCCTCCGCTTACTGAAATAGTAGAATTTTTACTGGCTTCAGATAGTGATATTCCAGTACCTTTCAAAAGATGATATTTCCCATCATCATCAAGAAAATCCTTTATAAACAAAGTGGACTTAACCGAAATGTTAGGAGTACTGACTGCTGTTAAGACATGGGCCATGTTAGTACATTCCAACTCCAATGGAGTATCTACAGAAACGGCAGTAATGAATCCGGTAAAAGCTACATTCATATTAGGATCATTATCAGCCATATTCATTTTATTAAATTCAATTTCAGAATAAGCATATCCAAGCCTAATCTCAATACGATTGCCAACAGCAACATCATTAGGACTTAATAATGCCTTTTCTGTTTTTGAACGATTGAAATCTATCAATCCCTTATCATCATAATTAACAGCCATAGAAGTTGTTGAAATTCCATCGTCACTAAACTGTGCTGTTGATGTGCTTGTAACATCACCATCGTTATTAGTGTCTTTTAGATTATTCGTTTTTTCCGTTGAATTCTCTTTATTTCCACTTTTGACATTTTTGTCTTTTTTACTTGATAGACTGATCACCGTACCTCGTGGGAATCTAACAGTAGCTTTATTTATCAGTTCCTTAGATGAATCTGAAATCTCAATACTTTCACATTCCCGGATAGTCAAACATTGATTTGCAGAAGGAATTGAAAACCAATCCGTACCATTAGCTTTCCATATCTTAATTTGACAAACAAGTATTGCTAACTTATCCTCATACGCTTTATGCTCATAATATTGAGGTGTCAATGTATAGTCTATTTTTTGAACTATATCAGGACGTTGTGTTCTTAATGATGTTGAATCTGCCGCCATAAGTTATAATTTATTTTCCAACATTCCGGCTGCAAGCCCAACTCCTTGACTAAATACGTCAGCAGCCATAGACTTCAGTCCTTCCAATTGATTATTTAACATCTTCATCCATTCACTACTATCATCTTCTTTAGCAGCTACCGCTTTTTGGGGTATGATTGATATTGTATCTTCTGAGATTTCAATATCTTTTTCAGGTTGCAATCCAATAGCAGAAAAAGAATATTGCTGAAGTGCTTTATATCCTTGTCTTGGTGGCATATTGAAATCCGTTATTACAATATGACTAATACCAAATTGATCAAGTATCTGATTATTAATTTTAACAATACCCTTATACTGCATAACTTTGATAAATTTCTTCACCTCTTCAGAAGGATAAATATCAGGTTTGCCACTGGTAATTTGCCCACTGACTGAAAATTTAATATCTCCATTAGATACAAGTTCTTTTCTGCTGTAATCACGTCCTTGAACGCGTGTAGCAATTAAATTTTTGTCTGAATTGATTGTTACAAGAGCAGTCGTATCATACCATACCAAAGTTTTAGTATTTACAACATTATTAATTGTATTGGGTTCTTGCTCTTTATATATCCCCTTTTTTGCATCAATGACTTGGGTACGATATACTGGAAATTTTTGTGTTACTGTTATACTTTGGTCCAGTTCGATACCAAGCATAAGAGCCTCCGATGCTTTACATCCCCAATCATCAAGTGCATAAATAGTTCCACCATCAACCTGCATCATCCCATACTCTTTGGCTTCCTCCTCTTGTTTTTTAAGTTCAGATTCTATCCAAGCTGATCCTATATTGCTTTTAGTGCGTTTACCATTTAATAATGAATTAAATGCGTTGACAGCTTCACTTTTAAGTGCAGATACTGCTCCGCCAACGGCACCTTTAACTGCTACTTGTAAAATAGAGCCACCGGCACCATCATTATAGTAGAATTTACAGTTCCTATCTCTGCCACCATTTGCTATTTTGCTTTGCAAAGTATTAAACATCGCCCCCATAGCAGAGGTCATTGCGCTGTTCGTGGCTGTAATTGCAAGATTATTTAAACTACTCATACCTTATAATAGTTCGTAAAATTAGAAAGCCTCCTTTCCCAAATTGTTATTGGTAATAGGAGGCTGTTTTTATATTAAATCAATGGTGTTCTGTGCATGATTAGATGCTTCAGCAAATATTCTATATACAGCTTCTGCAATTTTTGATTCCATAGATTCAACCAAATCTCGTTCTTCGGCACTTGAAGCCACTGTTGTACGATCAAAGTGAGCAAGCTCATTAATATGGATATTTATTTGTGTTGGTCTGGCAGACGAACGTTCATACTTGGACGCATACTCATTCTGACTTGTAATATTAGGTGCTGTAACCTTATTCGTTTGGGTATTCACGTTGTCATTACCATTGTTTTGAACTCCCGGTAAAAGTGGCCCATTTCCATTAAACCCTGGAACTCCACCCAATATTTTATTAACGGCTTGATTCGCTAAAGTTTTACGTATATACTTCGCGTCATTGACCGCAGAATATGTTTTACCATTAATTGTTAATTTCCCATTTGGATTTGTCACATATTCCTGATATTCCTCAACTGTTGCTCCATATTTCTTTAACGCAGAATTATTTGGGACATTATTATGATAGAATGATGCGGCGTCTTCTGGTGTGACGGGCAGATTTAAAAGCTGGTTTTGTGTCCATTTCAAAGCATCTTCTTTGGTATTAGGGACTAAACCGGCTTCAGCCATCATCTGATAAACTTTTGCATACATATTGGCAAAGTTTTGTAAGCTACCTTTAAAACTGCCAACCTTTTCTTCTATCTGCTTGATTATATTATCACTATTTATTTTCCCGTCTGGCAACATTGATAACTGTAATTCAATCCATGCAGATTGTTTATTATCAGCAGAAACAGCATTCCACATCAAAGGAAAATCACCAATTACATTACTTATCGCACTCCACCATTGATTTGAATAAACTTCAACGCCATTCCTTAATACCCTGTAAGCATTGAGTTTTCCAACTAAAGATTCACTTTCCCCATTGATGAAAGAGTTTATAATATTGTACTGACCAATTGCATATTCACGATAAATGCTTGGATCCGAAATATTATTGAATTGCTCCAGACTCATTCCTGTTGATGTGCGGAGTCTTGAATCATTCAGATTTACAATACTGTCACGAATCTTGTATGCTTGTTTATAGTATTCCTCCTCATTGATAGTACCATCAAAAAACTGTTGTCTCAAATTCGCAATTTGTTCATTGGCATTTTGAATAACAGGATGATTGGCTCCAGCGGTTCTTAACGCAGCTTGAATTTCATTGTTTTGAACAAATTTTGCTTTGTTTTTTGCACCAAATAAAAGATTGTACAAAGCTATACCGCCATCTGCATCTGTACCAGTATATTGTAACTGTGAATTATCTTTTGTCAATCCATCACCGACAAATCTATCATAATCCTTACCTATGGCAAATTTGTAAAGTGGATTTCGATTAACACGTTCACGCCAGCTTGCAACTTGTTGGTCTATTCCTTTATAACTTGAATCTTTAGACAAATCAGCCATTATATCAGCATATTCACTTTTAAATCGCTTTGCATTTGCTTCATATTCAAGTTCTTTTTCTGATTTCTCAGTGGACTCAAGAATTTGTGCTGGATTTTTAAATTTATCTAATTGTTCTTTATACCATTGATTATTGCTAATCATAGCACGGACCGCCTCTTCTGAATGTTTGGCCATTTGTTGTTGAGCTAATACCTGAGCTTCAGTATTACCATTTACAAATTGGAATAGTTTGTAAACTCCGAATCCTAATGCGCCTAACGCACCAATTGTTAATGTTATCGGATTTACCAAAAAGCCTATTGCTTTAGCAAGAGCAGTAAGAAGGCCGGTTAACATACTTTGGAGACCACCCATGATTGGTGCAAATGTCGCAATTGTAGGCATAGCAGTAGCTGATGTTTTTAATGCTCTCCAAGCCCGTGATGGACCATAGATTTTACTTGCACGTTTACGCACCTCAGCATAATGCTGACGTGTGCCTTGATTCAAGTTATGAAGCGTCTCTGTTCTGGATGCTCCACTAAGTGCAAGTTCACCTGCCAATATTGCATTTGAAGCAAGTTCTCTGTTTGCTCTTGCTGCGGCATTACCATAAATGTATTTAGAACCACTCACAGCAAATGGTGCTCCAAGTAAAGCAGAACTTGCTGCGGTTCCAGCAATCATTTTTCCTGATGCAACTTTCGTCATTGCTGTACTTCCTGCGAGAGATACGCCTGCAAGTTTCGCAATCGAGCCTCCAAGTCGATTAAATATACCAATCAAAGAAATGATTGGAGAAATCAAAGTTCCCATTTGAGTAAAGAACATTTGAATAGTAACCCAGTATTTAATCATACCTGGGGCCATATTGTATAATCCAGCCCATATTTTTGCAAACCAAGCCATTACCTTACCAATTTCAACAATCATATCAATAAGGTTCTGCATCATCTGGATAGTTTCAGGTTTTGCAAAATAGTCTCTAAGTTGACGAAGAATGCCTTCAAATCCCCCTTGTCGTTGCTCAAACGCTTGAACAATTCCTTCTGTAAATGTTGACGTTACCTGTGCCCATAACCCCTGAATTGTGTTTTGTTTTTCTTCTGCAATAGAACCGGAAATATTGCCATTCATTGAGGCACGATTAGCCAACATTAGTGAAACAAGTGAACTTAATCCAGCCTTATCACTCATTTTGTTTGACATCGCATCTATTCCAGCTCCAATTTCTTGAGCAGCATTAACATCTCCACCGGCAGCAGCGAGTAATGCAGCAGTAGCACCTGGCTGTGCTGTGATTCGGAACAGATTTCCAACAATTTCAGCCATCTTATTTTCCGGTATGCGTTGCGCCATGTCAACAAGAATATCAGACATAGAACGATAACCTCCATCTTGTTTAATGGTGGTTATTCCATAGGTCTTTTCCATCATATCTAACACTGCCTTTTGATTTTTATTAGGCTTGAAGATATTTTGGTACATCATACGCAATGCAGTACCGGCAGATGAAGCCTGAACACCTGCATTGCCCATAACTCCAAATAATGCCATTGTATCTGCAAAAAGATTAGGGTCATTCCTTCCATACATATTAGCAACGCCACCACCATATTTAGCAGACTCAGCCAACATCATAAGGTCCGTATTTGAGCGAGTTGCAGTTGTTGCCATGATATTTGCTGCTTCACGCATCTTTTCTGGCATGATTTGGAATGTAGTCATGATATTGGTCATTTTATCAGCTGTCTCTCCCAAATCAGAATCTCCAATTAAGGCAAGGTCTGCAATAGGACGGATAGAAGCATTGATAGCGTCAATGTCATAACCTGCCATAGCAAGGAATTTTGCCGCATCAGCAACTTCAGGGGCAGAAAACTTAGTTTTAACACCAACATCACGTACAGTCGCTTCCATATTTTTGAAAGAGCTCTTGCTATATGAATCAGTTCCATGTTGCAATATGGCTTTTGTTGTACGCATTGTATTTTGATATTCCATTGCCTGACTAAATGAACTTCCTATTGCGGACATGGCACCACCAATGGCAAACATTACGCCCATGCCTTTAGCCATATCAACAGCCATAGGGGTACGGGCTCCGAATGATGTCTGACCCGTAAATGGGTAGGCCCATCTACGAGATTGGTCAAAAAATGATTTTTGGCCATTAACAGAAACCAATGAAGTTCTATGAGCAGAATTTCCACTTACAACACCTTTTGATTTAGCAATCTGCCCTTCAAGCTTGTTGATTTGATTTTGCAATTGCCAAGGCACAGCTACACTTGCAGATTGCATTTGGCTTGACACCCCTTGTAGATATTTCAGCATTTGGGGTGCCTCCATACCCTGCGTAGGCATAATGCCAGTGGCTGAAACTGCTTGTTTAAAGTACTTTCGATGTTTAGCCATCATATTTGCCTGCTCCTTATTTTGAGCAAAAGGCAACATTGAATTATAAACCTGAGATCGAAGCCTTGTAGCTTTTTGCTGATGTCTGGCTATACTATTTGATACATCAGCATTATGTGCAGCCATTTCCTTTCGTTCAAAGGGTGTTGGTTTGGCAAATGCAACTTTTGCATCTTCACGCATGGTTGATAATTCAGAAGCCCGCTGTTCTTCTGTTCGCTTCAGCCAACCATAATCAGGTTTTGGGACAGCCTCGAACAAACGATTATACATAGCTTGTTGTTGAGCATACCAAGCCTGTTCTTTGGTTCTTACTTCTTTCCCTTTCAGAAGCATTTGATTGCCACCAGCTTTTGCTTTCTGTGCCCTTTTAACAGCATCTTCTTTCAGCTTTGCATATCGTTCTTGCGGAGTCAGTTCTTTGTTTTTAGTAGAAGTATTTGTATTGCCAATATTTTTATTACTACTTCCAGAAGCAACTGAAGTTGAAGATGTATTGGTTGTTGTATTTGCAACATTTCCACTTGTCGTTAAACGTATATTCTGGACACTATTCGATTTGATAAGAGCTATAAATTCTTCAAATTTTGCAATAGCTGATTTAGTATCAAGAGTAATTGTTATAGGTGGAATTTTAGTTGTAAGATTTTTCAATTGCTCTTGTCTGCCAACAGCACCTTTTTCCCACATCAATTTTACCGCTATCGGAATTGTCTGACGTGGAATATTTTTAATTTGATTGATGATATTTTTAGTATCAATATCACTTGTTATTAAAGCTGCATTTTTAGGAGACGGCGTTTTAGATTTAGTGCCAATTCCTTTTACTGGAATGGTTTCTGTTTTAGTCTCAGGTTTTGCTACAGATTTTGGTTTTGCAGTAATAGTCTGCAACTGTTGCGTAATCCCCTCTGTATTAAGACGTACATTAACATTTAATGTTGGAGTAGGTATAGACTTAATGGATGCAGCCACCTGATCAGCCATGATTTTAACATTGACTGGGATGGTTTCAGTAATCTTACCTTGTATTTTAGTCAACTCTCCTATAATTGGCACTATAGGGGTTTTTCCAGTAATATTAATACCTTTTAAATTCCCTATAACATCAATAGATAATGGCTTTACACCTTTTGTCGAAGATTGTACAGCTGTAGAGGCTTTACCTTGAAGACTTTTTACTATATCTTCTTGTGCCGACTTATTAGCTTGGTATTTTTCAAGAGTTTTAGTATCACGGGTAATTTGCCCTTTCAATCCGGGTGTGGGTGTTTGCTCAAATTTTGCCTTATTTGCATCTAAACGAGATTGTACGCTTGAAATTTTTTCATTCCATGCTTTAATCTGTTTTTTAGCTTCTGACAATTTCGTTTTTTCGTTTTTTGTCAGTGATGTTACGGGACTTCCTAATTTTGAACCTTGTGCTCTTTCATCCTTTGCTATAAATGGAGCCGTAACAGAAGAAGTTAATCCGGCCAATCTTTTAAGTTGGGCTTCCGCTGCGGCAAAAGCCTCCATGTTCAACACTGGATTAATGTTGAATGTGCCCTTTGTTTGTAATGCTTCAAGAGAAGTCTGTATTTGCTGGATAACCGTCAATGCGCCATTTGCTCCACCAGCATTTCCCCTAATGTTAATTGTTAATGATTTACTTTTAGCATCTCCAAATGCCTTTTTCCACTCACGAATAACAGATGGTGTGACATTAGTTAGTTTTGCAGGCTGAGATTTGGTTTGGCCTACATTTGCCACTTTTGATTTAACTTTTGATTCTGTTTTAACAGCTGTTGAAGACGCTTCTTTTTCAAGCTTTTCAGCAGCAGAAAGTTCCGCATTACGCTGTTTGATTAGCTGTTGAAGCATTTTCTTACGTGCTTCCAGCTCGATGACACGATCATCCATTTTGGCATTCTTTGCCATTTGAATCGCCCCATCTCTATTCCTTGTTGTTTTACCTTTCTTAGTTACTGGTGTGCCTAAAAGTTTATCAAGTTCTTTATTATAAGCTGCAATATCACTTTTTAAATCTTTTATAGATTTTGGATTTCCAAGAGCCGTACCAATTCCTTTCTGCATGGCTTTGGTTGCTGAAGTATTTCCTGACAGAGCTTCAAACAATGCAGCGTGCATTTCAGCAGCCGCACTTCTAACTTGAATAACCATATTTCGCAACTGGTTATTAAATGCCCCGACATCAATTTTAGGTGTAAAAGAAATATTCGCATTTTGTTTTAATTGAAATGCCGACTGACTTACTTGTTTGATTGCGGCAGAAAGTTCTCTCATTGGAACCTCAAACTCTTTAGCTATATTTGCTATTGATTGAAGTCCTTCTGCTGCTTTTGTTACATCGGCTTGGATATCATATCTAACGATATAATCTTTATAATCTGCCATAGGTAATAAAATTAAATGTTTTACTACCTATTAATAGTGTATGAAAAAACCCAAGTCATTTGTTGGCTTGGGGTATGCTTTTATAATAATATAGTTATCCTATATCATGCGAAACCTCTTCTGATATAAACTCGCTATAATTAATTGGTTTAATATCCATTTTTATTGCGATAGAATCTGTTTCCAAAATATCATCATTTTCCAGAAATGTCACAACTCTGCCATTTATTTGATTAAATCCTCGCTTATTTCTCATAACAGAATCCAAAATAGTGTTAATTGAATCTGTGATGATTGCAATTGATGTTGAGCTGATATTATGTGTTCCTGGTACATAGATATGATGGCTATTAATGTATGGTATTAGGGCCGTACAAACAGCTCTTCTGCTTTTATGTATAACACGATTATTGGCAATTGTACTGAAATCTCCATCACATAATGTCTGATCACTACTAAAAAAGTATGAAGCTTCCATACCTTCGTAATCAATTGGTATGATGTATCCACGTGATGATATGATATTAGCCCATATACGATGTACACTATCTATCGGAGTACCGCTATCTCCGACTCCCCATTCGGGATAATTAAACCCCTCATTTTTATTCAAGTCACATTTGTCCAATGAAGCAATACTTTCTTCTGCCCCACAAAGTGCTAAACATGCCATAATTAACCCTAATGAACCTACAGGGGCTTGTAATGGATTGTTCTTTTGTATCTGGTGTACTTCTGGCGAACCATTTTGTGCCAACACCACTGAAACCTTCGGGCAATTTAATTCAATTGCGCTTGGAAGAATTTTATAATTTGCTTTCCCATTTTCCACATAGGAGCTATTTCCACAAAGTATGATATTTAGAGGCACCATAGTATGCGTAGATACCCCAACCCTTCCGTTAATCTCATCAGCTTGTAGTTGTAGATCTGTAATCAGAGAAGTAAAACCTAACGTATTATCATCTTTCATTCTCCATATAGGCTTGGATGTCCATATTCCTATTTGAAACATTCTTCCACTTACTTGTTGCTGCATACTTTGAATAATATCCCAATCTTCTGAGCAATCAGCAATAGCTATATATAAAGCTTGATTTCCACCAACAAAATCATAAAATTGAGATAAATGATGATATAATAAACCATTTATAAAACCATCATTGGCTATACCTAATAAGACAGCATCATCCATATTCTTTACACATTGAATTTTGCCATCTTGAAAATTATGGTATAGTAATGGATACTCATCAAATGGTTTGTCAAATCCGCTTATATCAAACAACATTGCCCCGACACTTTCATCAGTGGGAATATTAAAAGTTAAATCCGGTTTTTGTTTAACTCCGGTATTAATATAACTAAGTTGTGCCATATTGTTTTCTTAATAATAGTATGGATAAAAAAATAGGAGCCATAATAGCCCCTATTTCTCCGTTCTATTTTGCACCACCAGCCAGTGTACCTAATGAATTTGCTTGTTGCACCATAAGCATTTGTGAATGCACCCAATATGCGTTTTCAGACCAAAAGGCAAAATCCTCAATGCTCATAGCGTTAAAGTCTAAATGAGGATAGTAATATGCGGTTAGTGCAAAGCGTTGTCGAAAATAATCCTCTTTACCTATTTGGCAACGCTCTATTGCTTTACCATGTCAGCATTGCGAGAATCAATTAAATGATTGAGTTGCTGCATTGTGCCATAAAGGAACAATTCATCATCATCAACCAATTCACGATCTCCAGCGAGGAACACATTGGTTGCAAGCATTTTACTTGCCTGTACCAAATCCTTTTGAACAAAATTCATGTACTGGCTGAAATGGATGAGGCTCGGGCGACGCAAATAAGCAATATAAAGAGGTTTATCATCCCCCTCTTCACCTTCAACAACAATGATGAAGATTTTACGCAACTTGTGCTGGGCCTTCAGCTCTTCTGCCTTTTTTACAATCTCTTCACGTACTTCAATCGGAACATTCACATCGTTAATGAACTCGATAGCCGGGGCTGCCTGTTGGTTTTCGGCAACTTCTGTTTTCTTTTCTTTTGCCATTGCTGTAATTGGTTTTAATTGTCCATAAATTATACTTCAGTGAGGCGTATTTGGTGCGCCATCATTATATAATAGTAAACCTCGAAAAATATATGAAAAGAGGCGACCATTTCTGACCGCCCCTTAAACAACTGATAGTATAAACAAGAAAAACCGATTATGCACCACCATACAATTCATGAGACCAACTCATGTTTGCATTGGATTGAACCTTTCCGGTATAAATACGATGCGGATGCAAATCAAATTCCCGGGTGATTGAAGTATCATCTTGACTTGCATCCATACCACCTTCCGCAAGGATACATCCAGCAAGAGTGACAGTTTCTGATGTCACATTCGCTGCCACATCATTTACCCAACTTACAATCAGATTGAATTCTCCAAGACCCAACAATGTACCGTCAGTAGATTTGTCACGTAAAGCAATTTGGGTACCGTATGGCAATGTGATACTTGCTTCATAGGTTACGTTTCCAAATCCACGTTTACGAGGCTGACCGCCAAGTCCATAGATAGATTCAATTTTTCGTTTTGTGTCCCACTTGATTGCGGTACAATCCACAAAGATGGGAGCCTGAGCACTTTCTCCATCAAAATTGGTCTGAAGTTGAATCATAGACCAACTATATGCTACATTATTAATTTCTGCTGCCATTGTTATATTGTTTTATATGGTTAAACTTTGGCGTTAAATGGTTGATGTGAACCCTTCTGTAACATTGATTACGCTGGTAACTCCAAGAGGTACAAGACTGTAATGAATGTCAATCGCATCAGTATTAAGCACATCCTGATTTTCATCAATAATACATGTGCGACCACTAATTTGCGGTTTTGATGTTCCAGGTTCAACCATATTCATATCAAGTGCTTGAATCACGATATTCTGGAATTCGGCAATTTCAGAGGCGGACAATTTTCCAGTCGTAACATCAATCTCAACATTACTGTTTACACGTGGCAAAAGAGCGCGGCGAACAACTCTACGACTTTTGTGCATTACACGGCAACGTGCGATTGTACGATAATCACCTGTACTGAGTGTCTGGTCGCTACTGAAGAAAATGCTATTTTCCAGTCCATCATAATTGGTCAAGAAAACATAGCCTTTCTTATGAAGATAAGTGTTACGTTTGGTATAACCAATTGTTTTGATGTTGGTAAATGAAGATTCAGGGCCATAAGCGTCATTGTCGGCATCCTTAACAATATTACCAAAGCCAAGTTCTGCATCTTGCATTACTGCGGCAAGATTAAAGCCATTAACATGAGCGATACTTTCATTTGCCGGAGCAACTGCCAAACACCCAATAGCCGCACCAATACATCCAACAGGAGCAAATGATTCAGCAGTATCATCGACATGATTAACATCATACATAATCTGATGAACCGTATCGGTAGGAGCTTGTCCAACAAGTACAGTTACTTTGGGAAAATTCATATCACTGAGGTCTGGGAGCTTTTTCAGATCCACGACACCCCCATTTACGATAGGTGCATTAAGCAAAATGTTTAATGGAGCATTACCTTCATAGTTGGTGATGCCGACCTTTCCACCCAAGATTTCAGCAACAGATTCAAGTTTAGCGCAAATATTGCCCGCCTCAACCGAATAAGTATCATCATCGTTTTTGGTTGCAATAGGCTTTCCAGTCCATACTCCAATCTGATAAATAATACCACCGGATGCCAATTGCATTTTTTCAACGGATTCAAATTCGGTATCTTCATCACTGTTCATGAATGAAACAAAGATGCGTTGTGTACCACCTGCAAGACTGAAAAAACAATCAAGATGATATTTTGCGACACCTGCCAAAACAGATTCGTCAATACCGGCTTCTTTCAAATCCTTTGAAGTATTAAGCTCTACAACATTCCCATTTGCAAAAGCTTTAGCTGCTACAGTGTCCGTTCCAAGAGCTTTGTCAAGCCCTCCAACGATACTGGTATCAAAAATAAGACCAACGACATTTTCTGTGCTGAGAAACACATTACTGGTCTTTTTACTATCAATATCAGTAGTAAAAACACCTCCTAAATTAGTATTCGTAGCCATTGTAAAGAGTTTTATTTGTTATAAAATTTATTTTTGTAAAGGACTGCATCTTTTAAAAGATACTTGGGTACACCTGCTGGATGTACGAATCCACATGATGTAACCCAAATTTCCTTATAATGAGAATACAGTCGCATCAACTCTACCACATGAGGAGGAATTTCTTCCTCATCTTCTACATTATCAGAAGAAATTTCAGGCATTTGTTCAGAGGCATTAATATCCTGTGTAACTTGCTTTTCCTGAGCACTCTCTACAGCTTGCTCTTCAAGAACATTTCTTCCCTCTTTCTCTTCTTGAACAACAGTAGTAGCTTTTTCCTCTACAGTGGTATTTTCGATTTTTTTACTTGTTCTACCCATAATTAAAAAGTTTAAAGTGGGACGTGTTTATCACGCCCCTTAATCGCCTGTTGCAACTGTATATTTAAATGGAATATGAGCAGTAATCTCAGACGGTCGAACAATGTTTACGTCCATCTTGATGAGCATCTTGAAGAAATACAATTCAGAGTTGTTCTGAAGCTTATCGACTTGAAGAACTTCCTCATCATTTGCGTAGTCAATACCCATCCAAAGGTTTGAGTCAATTCCTGTGGTGAAGCATCCCATAATGATCGTATCATCTGGAAGTGCTACCATAGGAATGATACGTTTGCCGTGGAAACGATGATCATTTTCATCACGGTTATCACTGTATTTCACTGTCTTTGAGGACAAATACTGGTCGTAAGCATCCCAAGACTTGTAGTCCATCAGGATTACCATACCGGCTTTCTTGCGAACCTTAGGCTCGGTAGCCTTCCACATAGCGTAAAGCTCTTTTTCAACAGCCTCTCCGTCAGCAAACGTTCCTGTGCCTGCGACATTGATTTGACCGCTCTTTGCATCTTCTGTAGTTGCTGCGGCTGCTGCATTCATCAGCATACGTGCAATCGCTCCGTTGAAATACTTCATAGGACCGGCCGCGTCTTCACTTCCGATTTCAGTATTTCCAGCAGTTACCTTGCCATCAGCACTCGAAATCTTAGCTTTTTCTGTCGATGTAGCTGAACACCAAATAGCGTGATTGATATACTCAGCCCTACGCTCCATCAACAGACGAATCATAGTTGACTGTACTTTCGGGTCAAGCTCACGGAACACAAGGTTCCCCTTTGGCTGGAACGGAGTATAGTACTTTTCAAAGTCACGAGGGTTGAACTCAATATAAATCATAAAGTCTTCCGGCTCCAGATAACGCTCCGCGAAATCGTATTCACCTTTGCTATTATCAGGCGTGGGCTTATGATCCTGGATAATCTTTCCAAGCCTTACACCCGGAAGAGTGTATTTCTTTTGAATACCGGATTTGATATGAATCAAACCCTCCTTATAAGTCTCATTGTCTTGCGCGGTAAGGGTAAGCAAATCTTCAAGTACCTCACCGGTATAATTGCTTTCGCCCGCATTAAAATTTAATGTTGCCATTGCTTTTATAAATTTAGTTATTTATCATTTAGTCAAGTGTACGGAACTTAAAATCCTTTCCGACAATCTCATCCACCTTTGCAAAAACCTTTTGCTGTTCAGTTTGAACTCCTTTTTCTGCATTATTTTTATTTGCCTGTGAAATGATTTGTCCTAAATTGTCACGTGCCGGAATTTTTGACAATACATTCTCAGCAAGTTCAAAATTGTTTTGAGCCATAGCGGTATAGGCTTCACGTTCCTCCTTGTTGATTTTACACTCTGCAATAGCCTTGTCGATGAGTGCCGCAACTCTTTCTTCTTTGGCTTTTGCCTCTGCATCCTGATATACTTTCAGGGTCGCTTTTGTCTTATCCAAATCTTCATTCAGATTCTTGATTGAAGTTTTTGCACCGGTAAGTTCCGCATTGACTTTTGTCAGTTCACCTTTTGTCTCGTCAAGTGATTTCTGGAGAGCGTCAGCCTTGTCAGCTTTTGCCTTCAGTTCATTAATCTTTGCAGAAACATTTTCGGACGTTGCCTTTTCTCCTGTCAATCCAAGGAGAGCAGCGAAAACTGTGATTTCGTTCTTTTCCATTGTTTCTAAAATTGAGTTGATATTCTGTTTGTTAATAGTAGTTGTTGATAACGTAGGTGAGACTAATCCATAAACAGCTTTGATTTGAGCTATATCTTTACTACTTTTTAAAGCAGCATTAATTTTATCTTTTACAGCTTTAGGAGTTTCAATGATATGATCTGCTTTAATAAATCCCCTTTCAATCGCTTGAGTTGCTGTTAAAAATGTACCATCTTCGCCATCTTTGCCATTCATAATATTTTCAACATCTTCTTCGCTAAGTCCGAAGCGTTTCATGTAAATCGTTTTTAATTGCAATGTAAAAGCCTCTGTTGCTTGGTCATATTGTTTCTCTCCATTTACATCACAAAATGGATTATGAATCATAAGCAGCGCATAATCTTTCATATACAATTCATCACCAGCGGCCCAGATAATTGACCCCATTGAAGCGGCCAAAGCATCATTAATACATTCTGTCGGTATAGCGCAATCTTGAATTTTTGCGAATACACTCATGCCTTCAATGACACTTCCACCAACGGAGTTTATATGTATTCTAATTTTGCTGGGATTTACATAATTGATGAGGTAATCAAACTCCCATAAAAAGTTATCAACACTCCAGTAATCTACATCTGTATAAAAAAAGATGTCGGCCGGCATACCAGCGCAACAGGCACCTTTAATAAATTTGAATTCTTGTTGCTTTGCCATTGTATTTCAATTTATTACTAATAGTATGCAACAATAAATATCTATATTAAAAGCATATTATATACAACTGATTATTAATCTATTACACATTAATTATTGTATGAAGTCTGTTGCCTCATCATAAGTGATTGGATGATCCAGATTTGTATGGTCATCAGGATTTATTCCTTCAATAGATTTATCTTGGTCTGCATGATTTGTAAATGGAGGACAAACAAATTTCTTGTACACTTTATTTCTATTAATCCAAATATTTTTTTGTTTAAACCAAACTTCATAAGTCATCCAGCAAGGTTGTAAACCATGGTCAAAACTTTCCATAGGGTCAATATATTGTAACTGACAGCGTTCTTGCAGACATTCATATTGGCTTATATTCTCTTGAATTGTTTGATGAATACGTTCTGCCACATAATATACATCCGTATCATGTCCATCTTCATGAACATTCAAGCTGTTAAGTATAAATCGAATCCTAAGAACAGCACGACCTTCGTTTATTCTCGCTTGTTGAACCAAATAGTGCCAATTTATAAAATGAACAAAAGCAGCTGGAAATCCCATCGTTTCTTCTTGATTTCCTTTTGAAGATATAATCCGTTCGTATTGTCCATCATCTATTTGCACTGTTTTAAAAATCAATGGACTACCCTCAACTCCATACTCCCATGTAACTTTACGAAGTATTTTTTTGATGGTATTCAATACATCTATTGGTCCATTCGGCTCAATTTGAATGGGGGTATCCATAATTTCATTTTCAGATTTTTTATCTATGGATGCCAATATACTTTGCTTATTACCACTTAGTATATGCTTGCTTTTTTTATCTACAATCATAATATAATCTTTATTGATAATAGCTTATATCCGTTTAACAAGAAATACGTTATCAAATAAATAGAGCTTCATCATTTTTCTCATAAAATTGTCTGTAAATGGATTTAAATAACTGGAATGCCCCATAAACTGTCTGCGAATATAAGGTTTGGGCTTATGCCCATTCCAACCACTTCCATAAGTGCCCTTCCCCTCATTGTGATATCCGGCATAACAAATACTATATTTTTTGTGATGTGAAGCATTGGCATGAACAACATCGGTATATACACGAGTCATATATAATCCCGCGTGTTCATCCATTTTTATTGAATTATATAAATCACCATATTCTTTCAATATCTTACTACCAGTGCCACGCCTTGCTCTTTTTTTTAGAGTATATGAAGATAATGAGGCCCATTTATGAGATCTGTTATTGTAAAATTGCTGATATTTGAATGAATTTTGAAATACCTTTATGGCACGTTGTCCAGCTACAACACGAAAATTTTCTGCATTAACATATAACTGATGCAAACTGATTTGTATTTGTCGTATCCATTGTCTTGTTCCTGCAAGCACTGTTGTTGAACCTGGAGTACCCCTTTTCCCTTGATTGATATCTGCCCCCCAACGTCCACTTGAAGATCCTTTTCTTATGACACCATCGAAATCCCTATAACCGACTCTACCCCAATTATAATTGGGATTTTCTCCACCTCTTAAAGTCAATGGTTTCGCCCACGATTGAAGATGCCCCTGCCTTGTTGTAAAACTGGTTCCTGAAGTGAAATATTTGCTATATTGTTTAGGAACTGATGTTATGCGTCCACCAGCCCCTTTAACGTATTTATTATATTGTTTTATCCTATATTGGCTGGCTTTTTGGCCATCATAGTACAGAGTTCCAAATCGTGTTGAAAATTTGCTTGGATCAAATTTAGCTTTAGACATGGTACTTCTCTTTTAGTTTTGTTACAAAGCCTTGAAGCATTTCCTTATCATCCTCCTTTATGATAAAGTAATTGTGTGACGGTCCAAAAATCCTCCCACATTTAGCCAAAGACTCACTATAAACATTATTTATCTTTTGAGGCTTCTCAATGTCTTTAGCCGCCCCTTTAAATTGATGTAATTTTCCATTCACAGAAGCAACTTCAAGAATTTCAAGAAAACACCGGCAGTTATATTCTATCGGAGGTATCATCCATGACGGGAATTCATCTCTTGGCGCAACATATCCCTGCAATGCCATGTGCCACGGACGGACCTTAGCATCATTTTGAGTCCAGTACACAACATAATCATTGGCAGACATCCTTATCCACATAGCAGCTATTTTCCCGGCATATTCAATATCGCTATTTTCAATGGAGGCGTATGTATCATTATATTTTTCACATATTGCCAGTAAATCTTCATAATCTTCCGAATTAAAATCCAATTCACTGTCCCCCAGCATTTCAACAGCCTCATCATAAAGTTGGTATTCCTCACAAACAGAAAAATCAATAAGATTCTGAATGGCAGCTATCAAACGGTTTCTCAATTCCTTGTCATGCTGTGTCAAATTATCATCATTGGCACTTTGGAGCAATATAATGGCTTCATCATATTCCACTCCAAGTCCATCCAACACATGTTTAAATGCAAAATCAGTCTTGAGTTCGCATAAAGCATAAAGAGATTCTTCTGTATCTCCATCACGTAAAGACCTTAGCAAAGCTATGAATAAGGCTTGTAATGACTGGTATTCACTATCATGACGAGCTTGTTGTTCTGTTGTCATGGCAGCTTTTACCCGTTGTGAAAGTTTAGAGGTACATCCGCCTTTTAATGCACCCCTGACAGAAAATTTACTTTATCCCGATGATGTCCATAACGCTTATAATATTCTTCATCACTCATTCTATGACCATCTTCATCACCATCTCCCCAATCACCTATTCCCTCATTACCATTACTGGATTCAAAATTGCGTTGCTGCCCGACTTCGATACCCCATTCCTTGTTTATTTCTTCCGGATCAATTTCATATTTATTTGTAAGCATATCGAACAATTTGATTTTGTTCTCGTCTGACATCTCGACCTTGGTCATGTACTTGAAATACACATCATCTGAAATTATCCCCCAATATCTGAGAACCGGAACCACCTGCTCATTCATCACATTCTCTACTATTGTACGATAGGAATTGATTCTTGCACGATATATGTTCTCATGGGCTTTCGTTGAACCAACATAAGACTGCATACCACCAGCCATTGATTCAGACCCTAATATTAAGTTGTCATTCTCTTTATTGACATAATTCGCAAGTGACTCATAAATCTTTTCAGAGTTCGACATGGTAAAGGCTTTAATGTCAATCTCATCCTCTTTACCTGTCACAAGAACTTTATTCTGGGCCGCCGAAGCAATTTTACGTGCCAACCTACTTCTTGACTCATTGTCTTCAGCACCGGTCTTTCCATGAATAATTGGCTGCCCATAAGTGTGGCTGAAATTAACCCAATTACTTAATGTATATTTCTGGGCAAGAATATTAGGAGTGGTTGCGGCGAATAATCCAAATCCACCGTTATTCACGAGGATATAATTATGTTTATATTGTTCAGAATCCAAATCCCAACCCGGTGTCCATTGCCCCCAATGCTGTACGACACGACGCTGGTCAGGTAATACGCACCTTCTTTCAATGCTATTCACTTCTTTAAGCAAACCTGTTTCCGGATCTAATTCCGGCATAATCTCAATAAGCGAGTATCCATAAAGTTCTGATTCAACAATGGCCCTAATCATCTTTTCAAATTGTGAACCTTGACAGATTCGCGATTGTTTTGGATCCCTAATCCATTTGCCATCTTTATCTTCTTTGGCAAACATATACCGCTTACCAATTAACTGTGAAAAAAGAGTGGCAATTGTCCCTTGAAGATGCGCATTTTGTATATAACAAGAATCATACATGTCTATCAGTCTGGAACGATCATCCATAACGACACCATCATCCACTTGACTTACTACACTCTTATATCGGCACCTTCTGGTTAATTCATCAGTGTATTCAACAATTGTTTTTTTAACAATGTTATAGCTCGCTACAAGAGCTTCATCGGTAAAGAAATTGCCATTTGAATTATTTGCTGTTCGTTTACGCATATCATTATTTTTATTGTTAATAGATGCGCAGTACAGCAACTCACAAAAACACTGAACACCAAAATTTTATAAGATATACTGCTCCCAAAATAAAAAACAAAGAAAATCACCTCTGATATTCAATAGTTTACAATAAACCATGTTTCACTTTTCATATACTTAATGTACACCATATACTATTATACAATGAAGTACACCGATTTAAATAATGCAATCATGGAAAACTGGAAAAATTTAAGGGCTAATCCACCAAAAGAGGATTGTAATATATGTGTCAAAATTGGCAGTAGTTATGACACATATAAGTTTAAGGTATATTCTGAACGTAATTGGGGATTAATCAAATATCCAAAAACTATTGATTCATGTAAAATTCCTGAAGAGGCATTATATATCAATCTTGACGAAATCAAATAACAGAATATTAACAACTTAAAAACAACAAAATTATGTCATTTTGGATAGAAACAAAAATCCGTTACAATAAAGTAATGGAAGATGGAGCTTTAAAAAGCGTTACTGAAACAAATATTGTAAACGCATTGTCTTTTACAGAAGCTGAGGCACGCATAATCGAAGAGGTTAAACCGTACATATCCAGTGAATTTACGGTTTCAGCAGTTAAGAAAACAAACATATCTGAAATCTTTTATGATGAAAAGGGAGATAGATGGTATAAGGTTAAAGTTCTTTTCATCACGCTTGATGAAAAAAGTGGTATTGAAAAACAAACTGCAAATTATATGTTGGTACAGGCTTCTGATTTCCATAATGCACTTGAAAACTTTATGGATGGCATGAAAGGTACAATGGCTGATTTCAAAATTGCCAGCATATCAGAAACAAACATTATGGATGTATTTGAAGAGAAACTTACACAAGAATAAAAATGGATTATAAAACAACTACACTTATTAAAGAGCTTAAAACGACGGAGATTCTACTTCCAGAAATACAAGGATTATACTTTGGATTTATGGGAGAGGACAAGGCTGTGTTTGATTATACAACTTACTTTGAAGAGAATCATATTCAATACATAGACTATAAGGTGTTTATGCGCACTAACAAGCATTTTATAGAGCCATTAATCAAAGCATCACAAAAAAAGACATCAGAATTGTTCTACCAGAATACAAATGGACATATTTTGGTAGCAGCAGAATTGGCTTTTATATTTCTTGCTTTTGCAAATCCCGAAATGTGTGCATATTTCAATAGTATTATTACAGATGCCATATCATACGGAGTGGCATACAGCAATGGCTTTCTCTATAGTATGGCAGCTCAAAGATTGCCATCCGAAGTTCTTAATGAAATCATAAACGAAAGAAAAAATGACGAAGCAGGAACCAAATAACAATCCTACAACGATTGTTGCCTTTGACGCAACGTATATTTTGGTTGCAATCTTTAAGTCAATCAGTGAAGCGGCAACACTTACTGGAACACTTAGGCAATCACTTATTAAGGCTGCTTATGGAGAAATAATATCAGTAAATAAAAGATATTGGAGAGCTGTTCCATCCGACTTTCAAATTGAGCCGGATGATATTGGTAAACTAACCTTATTTGATTTTGATGCAGAGATTGGCGAGGATAGAAAAATCTATAGTACCAGAAAAATGCTCAAATCATCTGTAATGTTAGAAAGCGAATATCTTACAACATTGAGTAAATAAATCAAGCTATACTATTAATAATAAACAAGATGAAAGTAAAATTGTTATCACCGGGCGCAAAAGTGCCTACAAGAGCTGAAAAAGGTGCTGCTGGTTATGATTTGTATGTTCCATGCAATTTTGTGATCAATCCAGGACGCAACCTCATAAAACTTGATATCAGTATAGAACTGAAATTCGAGACAGAGGCTCAAATCCGTCCTCGTAGCGGATTTTCTTTAAAAGGAATTGAAGGGTATCTTTTGGAAGATATGGATACTCCAAAAAGATTTGATGCCGATGTTATTATTGGCACGATAGATGAAAGTTATAGAGGTGTAGTTGGAGTAATTATAAAAAGTTATGAATCCATCCCCTTTATAGTAAAAGAAGGTACAAAGATTGCCCAAATGGTAATTAGCCATTATTGTAACGAACCGTTTGAAGTTGTTACGGAATTGTCCAAAACCGAACGTGGAGAAGGTGGATTTGGACATACCGGCACTAAGTAAACTCTTAACTACATGATAGGACGGTGGTCCCAAGGGGCGTGTTGTTTTTACAATGCGCTCCTTTTTATATTATATAATGTATATAAATTCCATTCATTACATGATTGATTATAAAAAGTGAAACATAAATAATATATATTCAATTGATTACCAGATATATATAAATTGTTTAACTTTTATTAGAAAGTGAAACAAGAAAAATATTTTGTTTATTCCAGTTTTTAACGATAGTTTTGCATTACCAAATTCCAAAATAATAAAATTATGAGCCAAAAGGGAAGTATAACAACGGCAGATTATTTGCCATATAGTGATTATCAGAAACTTGTACAGTCACTAATAAATGAAAAAAAATATTGGTGGGCCTGCTATTGCATATTGTCCTTCTGTACCGGATTGCGTTTCTCTGATGTATGCAAGTTAAAATGGAATGACATCCTTAATCAACGGAAAGTCATTACTATGGCTAAAAAAACAGGTAAAACCCATGTCATACCAATTGGCCAAAATGCTTCTGACCATTTCACAACTTTATATGAACGAATGGGAAAACCGGATAAACGCGATTTTATTTTAGCCAATAAAAAAGGAAATGAAAATAAACCGGTATCTATACAATATATTAATCGAACATTAAAGCAGTGGGCAATTCAATATGAACTTGACATAGATAATTTCAGCACACACACCTTTAGAAAGACATTCGGCAGATATGTATATGAAAAAAGTGGAAGGACTGAGAAATCATTGATATATCTAAATCGTATTTTTAAACACGCAAGCTTAGATACAACTATGATATATTTGGGAATACGTGACGATGAGATTTCCAGCATCTTTAACTCTATAGAAATATAAAGGTATGTATCGGAAATTATTTAATCATATTGGATATTGCAAATGCTGCGGAATAAAAATGCTTTTGCATGGATATGATTCTCAAAATCATATAAGCCGCATAATGAAACAGAAAAAAATCTGTTATGAATGTGCATTTTGGCAAGATATAATTGATTATCCTCCTAAATATCTTGAAGTGATTAGTAACAAGTGTTTGAGAATACATCCAGTAGCCAATAAAAAGGATAAAACCCTTATTTTAGGAGGCAAAGGTAAAATGCGCTATTTTATGCGCCCAGACAAATCCTTGCTTCAATCAAACGATATATGGACTATAGGAACCATACCAGACCGTTTCTTGGATAAATTTCGTCCTACTGTGATTGAAATCACTTTAAAGGCATACCGACAATTAAAAAGAACGAACAAAATATGTAATGCTCGCGCTTGTTTAGATAGATATCATTGTTTCAGATATAATACAGAGCAAGAAAATGACGGAACGGGACCATATAATTCGATTCCTCCAAAATGGAAAATTGGTGATGAACATTGTGGATTCTTCATCAACCAAAAAGATATATTAAATGATGAGAGCAGTGTTAATCAATAATCCAAAATTATGGAGACAAAAACAAACGATTTGCTTCGAGAAGCTAAAAAAATCATGGGAAAAGATGCTGATATATTTATCATTTCCCACAAAGAAGGACAGTGTGGAGCCGTAACACATGGAAATTCGGACAATATAGCGCAAGCCGTCTTTTCCTGCATGCACCAGCCAAATAATCCTATTGGTGCCGCCATTTATCGTATTCTAAAATTGAATGTAATGAATATGATTACAAACAATTCTCCTTATTCTGCCGACTTACTTCAATCCATTAATTCAATACTTCCAGACGATGAATGAATATCAATCTTACAGTGCTTCAGATTTAGACATCTTAATGCACGAACCTTGGGAAATTAGCGATCAGCCTTATATGTTGCACGCTGCGTATGCACTCAGTTGTCTTTTTGAAACATTTCAAACTGATGCGGAAGAATGTGATGATGAATTTACCCCTAATGATATGTGGGGATTCAAAATTCCTAAAAAAATACTTGACAGGCTTGTAATTGATATAGAATCTGATTTTAATGATGCTGCATCTAATTATAAACAAGTACGTATATGGGGGAAGGCATATTCTATCCGCAAAGTAAATGCGTATGACCATAAGAGACTTCATCGCATTTTTAAATTTCCTGAAACAGATGGTGATTACACAATTACTAAAGATGGGGTAATGAACCTGTGTGGGGTTGTTCCTGATATTTTACAGAAATATGAAATTTCACGTGAACAGGCACAAGCAAATAGAACATATCTTCGTCAAATCATTATGCTTGCAGAAGATGATGTAAATAATGGATGGGATAAACTCACAGATATGGAAGTTGCCATGTATTGTTGGGCATTATTCTATAATAAATACCAAGTGGATAATTGGATTCTGTTCAAGCAAAAATACAAAGAACATTTATATGTTGAAGAAGCGGAGATATTCAGTTGCTTTAATGAGAAAGCTATTTTAAGGCAATGTCCGATAGGCATGTACACTTTCTCTCAAAACAAAGTGCAAGAATGGAATAAAGTAAACAAACAGAAGTCCATAGCGGCGGAGATACCAATACAAAAAGCGGAAGATTACTGGTATGATGTGGCGCTTCAGTCAACATTCAAACCTATAGACTTATAATAAAATAAGAATGGAGGAGGAAATCAAACTCCTCCATTTCTTATATTTCTAACTTCCTTCATGAACAGCAGTGCTTCAGTATTGTCAAGAAAATAATTTCCGGCATCATATCGTTCTGTATGTTTCTTGGAACCGTTATCTTTATCCAACACTATTTCAAACCGATCATTCATATACCAATAAACATTATTGTGTCCACGCTTAGGCATTTTAATAAATGTATTGGTCCTTCCGTTAAAAGACCATCCGGCATTAGAAGTAGCCTGATGCAATCTTTGAATATCTTTCTCAGTAGCCGGCCTAAATGGTGTACACTCAATATCTATCCAACAATCCATTTCAAGTTTGCCATTCTTATTTAAGAAAGCAGAAAAATGATGCGAACAACCTTTTGATTCTAAATATATTCCGACACTTAAATTTCCATATTCACCATCATTTAAAATAACGTAGAAATTTTTCTTAGGGATGTACAGTTCGGACAATTTCGCATTTCTTGCAACTATATCAAAACCACGCTCATAAATTTTCTTTTTCAACTCCCTGCTTCTTTCATCATCAAGACGTTTTAACCTTAAAGCATCTTGAACATTCATTTTCTTGGCTATAAGATTTCCTTCATAGTCGCAATATGCGATAAGAGTTGTGATTTCAGGCGTACAATCACCTATTACCCCCATTGTTTTACCATAGCTGACCAAATCCCCGGAACCGAATCCTGAATCAAGCCAGTTAACAAATTGGTCATACGATGATTCAGATATCGGAGATAAGGCCTTATGTATTTTACCCCCTTTAAAACGCTCACGACAATAAGCAAGTACCTTCTGCCAGTCATCATCCGGGAACCTGCATTGAGATGTATATCTGATTATTTGGTCTAATGTTTTCATATTATTGAAATTAGAAACTGACAAAAGTACGATTAAAACTTAAATCCAACTCAAATAATACGGATTATTTTGACCGAATTTTATTTTTTAATAGCTTTGCAACTAATTATATATGAGGATATATCCTGACGTGATTAAAAGCAGTGTCATGAATAATGACATGGCATGAAACGAATACCACAAAAAGCAATACTCGCAAAACCGGAACCAATTATTATCAAAATTGATCCGAAGCAATTAAAGACAGGGATTGTCTTGCCAAAAGTAAAATATCAAGTGCTGGCTTCAGTGGAAAACGAGCTGGTCTTTAATGGAATGGTGCTTCCTATTCCAAAAGTATTAATATACTATTTGACACACAATGAACTAATGATTGTGTCCACTATTCTTGAAGAGACTAATGAATATGGAGAATGCGCATCATCAGTCAAAGAGCTTGCCACTAAAATCAAAATCTCAACACCTACAGTAAGTTCCTGTTTATATTCCCTACGGAAAGTAGGATTGTTACAAGAAGCCCCAAATGGGCAACGTGGAGCCGGCAGAATACGCAAACTCAATTATACAGCAATTCAACATCTTAATGACTTAGTGGAGGGAGAAGATTCCGGCATATATACAAGAATACGCAAGGCTACCCGAAAAACAAACATCATGAACCTCACTAAAGATGATATAAAAAACGCATACGATAACCATGTTCTTGAGCCGGGCCACGATTTGGCTGAAGAGGAGGAATATGATTAATTGATTAGAGCAGTTATTGTTTTTAAATGTTTAATATATGAGCAGACCTATTCATTTTGAGTATCAAAAATTTAAGAACCTAACAGTAGTCGCACTGGATTCTAAATTATCCGACTACGGTTTCCAACCAATCATGGAAAATGGTAAACTTGTTGTAAAATGCCCTGAAAAGACTGTCAAGGACTGCCGGAACATAGACGGATGTGTATATTTCCATCTTGGTCATGTAAGTGACAACGTTATGATTGATTTGATTGAAAAATTCAACAAGTTGAAGAAAGAGAAAGGCTGGAAACAGCAACAAGGTTTAATTGTTCCTGACCATAAGTTCAAGTTCGATTGACATGAGTTTCAGGGAATATCTGACAGCGTTGGACTGGAATACATTCTCATGTTATCCAGAACAGGGGTCAAGCATTTATTTGCATTGTCATACTGAAGATGGCTCAGTACACAAATTCTTGAAAATAGACAATTTCAATGCAGTATTTTTTGACCTTGACCAAATTACCCAATGTTTTTCTTCAAACCATCAATGGCAGTTTTCATGGCTACCGGCAAACAAAATAGATAAAAATTATGATAAGTCAAATTTTAATTAGCGCAGTCTTGGCTGCATCGCCAATCAAACATACTGATACCCTTTTTGATTTCCCCAAGCAAGATGCGATAGTGAGAATTGAAGAGGTTAGAAAACTTAATCGTAAAGAACGTAGAGCAAACAAACGACGCAAATAAAGACGTGATAACAGCAATGTGATTTAAAAATTGTGATAATGAAGAAAGTTTATGTTTCAATTCCTATAACCGGTGAGAATTATAACGACCAACGTAATCACGCATTTGTGGTTGCTACAAACTTGTTCCAAAAAGACTATGATGTCATAACACCATTCGATGTGGTACAGTCACTAAACACCCCATACAATGTAGCAATGGGAAAGTGCATAGAGGCATTGCTTGATTGTGATGTAATTTATCTCTGCAAGAACTGGCAGAAGTCAAAAGGATGTTTGACGGAACTTCAAACCGCATTAGTGTATGGGAAAGAGGTCATGGTAGAATAAAAATTGAGGTTTCTGTGATGATGAAACTATTAATACATGGATAAAGCAAATAATTTTGGATTTTGGTAAATGCGCTGGGCTGTGAAGTTCGGCGCATTTTTTTGCATCTGCACGGACTGACCAGCAAAAAGAAAGAGGAAACAAAGAAAAGAAAAAAAGAAAAAAAGAAAAATCTCTTGGATCTCTTAAAGAAAAAAAGAAAATAAATAAAAGAAAAAAAGGAGATAGAAAAACAGCTCCTCCCTACATTTTTTCTTCTCCTAAAGTCGAAGAAAAAATTTCGGTCGAAGCTGGCGTGCGTGCGCGTGTGCGCAAAAAGGCGTATTTATTTGCGTTCCTATGTTTCAGGATTATTATAAAAGGCTTTTACGCATTTTAGGTTAAAGACTCGGTGATAATGTTTCAGGATCTTATTAAAAAGGGAGGTTAAGTTGTATTTGGGATTCATTCTCAGCTTTTATTTAAAAAAGTTGTTTTTCAAATATCAATTCAACTCTCAGACTTTTTATTAAACTGCTGTTGGGCTTACGCCTTTTTGCTCCGCAAAAATTCCCCTGTGCTTACGCACCTGCCCTCATCCCACCCCCATTTAGCCCCCGCCCTTCATCGTACCGCTATCGCACACTAAAAATCGAATTTGAAATTTGGGCCGGGAAAAATTTGGAGTTTGCACAACAGGCGATTTTCAATATCAGAAATATTTTAGAAAAATTAGTGTCGGAATAGAAAATGAGAAAATTTACAGCTGAATAATCATGGTGAAAAATTTCTGGTTATTAAAGCAAATTTCAAAAAAACGTATTTTAAGGCCATTTTTAGCGACCATCTTTCATTCGACATACAAATATGCGTTTCAACGAATAAAATGCCGTAGAAGTAAAAGAAATGAGGTTTCTGGGCAAATAATCGCAGCCAATAACAACCAGCAAAACAAAGATTCGGAAATCTCTTTGTTTGATAGAAATAGGCTAAAACACATAAAGTACTGAAAATCAAATAAAAGACAATATTTCAAATTTAGTAATGAGATTTTTCATAAAGTTTTTTAGTATTATGATATTTTGTGGAGCTGATGTTATCTCTTGATATTGGTAAAATATGTCTGAAAATTGAAATTTGAAAATCGGGGAAAATTTACATCTGCCTTGAAGAGCAAGAAAGACACCCTCCCAGTTATTTTATTTATTTTCATATAGTTAGCATACATATTCACCTATTTTTGTTTCACTTTTATAATAAGTGAAACATATTTTTTTTACTATAAACCAGCTATTAATGTGTTAAAATACGTTTATTATTAAACATATATCATATTGCATTGATTTTCAATCAATTTATAATATTGTATTGTTTTGTTTCACTTTTGAAAATAAGTGAAACAAGTTATATATATATGTAGAACCCCTTATTTTAACACTATTTTAACAATAAAACAACCCTAAACCTTTTTCAAGCCTTTTCAGTCTCTCAAAAACACTCTTCAAACAATTTTTTTATAAGAAAAAATCTTATTGCATTTAGCTGACTATCAATAACTTACAAATAAAACAAGCTCCATTATACATTATATAATATAATAAAAGCACTTTTTCAAAAAAAATTCTCATTCACTGTTGTAACCGTCCAAAAACCACTTCAATATTGGGGTGTAAGATTTGAACAACGGATAACACCGATAACAACTCTTACACTTCTTACAAGCGTGTAAGATTTTAGATAATTTATTTATCCGTTTGAAAGCGTTTCAATAAATACCGCTTTTGTGTTATGCACAAAAATTCGGCTTAACTATGTTAGGCAATAGGTACGGAATGTAAGTAGATAGAGTATGTGAGAGGTACAAGGCACAATAAGGTTGTAGTGCAAGTCATGGGATTGATATGCCTGTGCGTGGGCAAAGTACGCCCACAGGTTCCCGCTATTGGGACCGTTATTCAACGCAAAAATACATGGAATGTTCAAAATACATTGCGCAAGTACGTGTAAGGCAGCACAAGCGAAGCGCACTGATGTAACCACTGGGTTGGCGTGTCTGTGTTAGGTGCAGGAGCACAAGTTGCACCCGTTGTAATGAATTGACAATTCAAAAAACACTTTATAGGGTAAGTCCGTACTAAAAGCGGCGCTGGGGACTGCAATGCGTTCCCGTACCCACAATTCAATCAATTTATTCATTTTAAAGCAGTTGTAACCGCTCACGTGTGGGGTTACTATATCGTTATGTCAACTCAAGTAACAATTACAAAAGCACAAGAGAACAAGGGCGCACGTGGTATTCTTGACCTTACGTCACAGTTATCACAAGTCTTGAAACAATTTGACGGGCTGTACACAAAACAGTTGCCCGACTGCAATGGGCTTACTGTGGAGTCTTGGATGAATGCGCATGGGGTGAAACGCTTTGAGAAAAACAACAAGAAGAAAGGCTATACTCCGGCGTTGCTTATGGACGGTTGGCACGAAGGCATGAAAAATGTCGAGGACAAGGGAACACGTGCCTTCGTATTCAGGAACGTGCCTGCAAAGTATCAACCATGCGCTGAGGATGTGGAGCGTATGGGCTTGCGTGATATGGAAACTTTCTTCCGGGTGTTCACGAAAGAAGAAGCTGAAAAGGTGGACGGCAAGCCAATCAGCCGTTATATGCTTACTCCGATAGCGGACAACAAATGGAGCGTTGCGACTATCCTCAAAGGTCTGAAACAGAAAAGCAACTTTGAAAAGGAAAACGAAAAGAGTGTGCTTAGTGACTTAGATTGGGAGAGCTTGGAACACGTGTATATTGTGCGCTTTGACAAAGATACAAACGGGAATGTAGTGCGCAAGGTTATCGAAATCAAAAAAGACCTGGTGCAATTCTGAGAAAGGGTTCGGGTGAACATGGCGGCATTGTGGAAGTTCGAGCCTTCCCCACTCACTAAGTATTAATTCTAAAAATCAAAGCAAAATGAAAGCGATTATTTTCTCCATAATGGTTTTTACTGTATCATTTTTCTCTGGCTGCAATAATAACATACCTGAGCCAGATGCAAGTTGGAAGGCATATTGTGCAACATACAATGTGAATGCAAATGCACCCACAGAAGAGCAAGAAAACTTCTTTCTGGACTGTTGGTGTGGCTCTGTGGAAGAGGAAGAGGCTTTGAGTAATAAATAAAGATGTTTTTATGCCCAAAGCACCGGGCTTAAATTGGTGTCCTCGTGAATGAATACTTGTTCCACTATCGGGGTATGTGGTACCCGTGAACCGGATGACGGGGTTATAATATCTGATGGAGCAACGTCAAAAATCGGTGGCGTTGTTAATACCAACCGTTATTTCTGGCGCAACATTCGTGGCGATGCGCAAGCCATAGGTGTGCAAAGGGTTCGAGCCCCTTTAGCGTCAACTAATTAAAACATATTAAAATGAGAGCAAAAATCATCAAAGGAATCTCCATGCCTAAATCGGAGCTAAACGCTTATAGCGTGGGAATTATGCGTTTGAATGAGGCGCATATTGCGAACAAATATTTCAATCGTGATGACATTGAATTTATCGGACGGTGCAGTATAAATCGTCGTGAAGTTACCATCGGAAAGATTGGTAATTTCTGGTGCATTCGTGGCAGAAGTTTAGACGTGGAAGTCAAAGTGCAAATGCAATACGGGAGAGATACCCGATTCAAAGCGTACTATATTGTAAGGGGAAAGCGTGTGACTATCTTACATCCTGACAACAATAAAAACATGTCCGAATTTGAATGTCGTGACACTTCCAAGCCTGTCTATATGATGAGCGCAGAAGAGATTTTCTATGCAGCCAAAGGAAAAAGACCTTCTCGTAAATGTGGAGCCAAAATGAGTTTTTCAACAAAGTTGGCGAATGGCGCAAGAATGGAGAAAAGATAACCATAAAATCAGAGGCAATGACAAATTCCCATATACTGAGTGATTTGTGTTTGCAACTAACACAAGTCAACAAAGAAATTCACTCACTTAAATGTATGCCCCAGACTCCTAAAATCATGGAGAAAGTGATGGAATTGAGCGAACTTCGTGATAACATCAAAATGAGTATTATCGACCTAAGAGGCGCAATCGCTTGTGGTGCTGATAATCCAAATCCACTTGCCGGCTGGTGTTAAACCAAAAAACAGAGATAACAACAATTTAAATCCAATAAAAATGAAACGAATTATTTTGGCTCTCGCCCTATTTGTCGGGAGCATGACGGCGTATGCCCAATCAGAAGTGAAAAACGATACTATTGCTGTCGTAAATTCTCAAATCAAGAAGGTGGTACAAGATGAAACTGTCAATGCCAAAGGCAAGAAAGTGGTCAAGTATTATATCTTGTACAATGGAACACTGGTGCCAACATCAAAAAGCGTTGTTGAAGCATACAATCTGTGCCTGAAACACAATGTCGAATGTGCTTTGGCAATGGTAATAAACAAAAGAACGAACAAAAAAAGAATCATTCTGAACTAATTATAAAAATAAGAGAATATGGCAAACAAGAATGGATTGGCGTTGGCAACAATTGCCATCGCCATGGTTGCATGGCAGCCTATTAATGCCGAAGTGATTACGGATATAGCCGGACAATGCGGTATTGACGAGAACTCTGTGATGAACATTGCCGCCGAAGTGATAGCGGCAAAGGATATAGCGGAAGAGGATATGAAAATTCATTAAAACGCCTGTAAGGAGCAGGAACAATATTATGGCAAATTATGCAGGAATGACAACAAATGAGTTGGAAAAGTTACGTGATGAATATTTGGATGAAATAGGTTCCGGAGTGAATGAATATCGAGTAAGGGACTTATCCGATGAGATTGACCTAATTGAGGACGAGCTTGATTCACGTGATCCGCTGGCAGACGAATAATGGTCTGCAATATTTTCAAGTCTGACGGCTGATGCCTCTCTTGGTGTCAGCCGTTTTCATATTCAAAATCAAAAATTCAAAAATATGGCAACAAACATTGAAGTGAAGTGTAACTTCACAAGCGTATTCGCAAAATATGATACTGTTGATGAGTTGAAAGCTGTCGCAAATAACATCTGCGGTCAGGTTAAAGAGGCTTTTGACACCAGAGTAGCAGAAATCAAATCAGGTAATACCGGAGTAGTCGTAGAGGTCGAAGTATCTTCTGACGAGACTCAAAAACCGGAACCGAAATCAAAATCCAAGAACAACAAGACTGCCGGAGCCAAAGAAATGGCTGAAAAGTTCAAAAAGCAAGAGAAGCAACAAAAATCAGAGGCACAAAAAGAAACCAAAGAAAGTAAAGACAATGACACCTTGATAGCTATCACGGACACAAAAGCAATCAAGAAACTTGGGTTGACATTTGAAAAATACAATGACAAGTGTTGGGTATTGCGTGGAGAGACAAAGCCTTTGCGCAAAATTCTCAAAGAACAATTTAAAGGAGTTTATAATAGCCGCTTGAATGGTGGCGAGGGCTGGGTGTTCCGTACAGCCAGCGCACAAGAATGTGCTAACGCACTTGGTTTAAACGTAAAAGTAGCATAAAATGAAAACAAGAATTAAGGTCAGACGTGCGACAAGGATACTTTCGTGCTCAGGCAACAAGATAACAAGATATTCAAAATGAAATCATTGATAATATATTTGACCGGGACGGTATTGCTATCCCCGTGTATATTTATATGTTCTAATAGTATTGTTGGTGTGGTTTTAGGTATGTCTTGGGGAGTGCTAATGTGGCATTCCCCTAAATTTTCACCAACAATCAGGAAATTTTGGCTGGAATTTTATAAAGTGCATTTTAAGTTGCTTTATTTCTTGTAATGAGACCTGTTAACTAAAATTATACGGTCACTTTTTCCACCAGACGCTATTTTCTTCTATTCCTAACAAACAACAATAAAATCAATTGAACATGAATAATTCAATTATAAAACAGATGAGTGACATCGTAGCAGAAGTTATGACCAGTTTTCAATCTGACTTTGAGCAATACGATAAGCAATATATTGAAAAAGCAGAAGCGTGTCAATTTCCGATGATTTGGATGGTCGGATCCTCCCATACTTACTTGCTGAAGTTAGGTGAATATAAAGACTGGTTTTTTAACAATGAATCCGTCCGGCTTAATTATGTACAAGGAGACAACGGATTTGATGCCTATTTGAACATGTATCCCAATGACCATATTTTTATTATATGGAAAGACAAGATTTCCGAAGTATCACTGGATCAGGCAAAAGAAGCGGTTCGTGATTATGTGATTCCTGCTGTTAAAGAATGGGAAAAACATTATGGAATCTTACCTAAAAGATGTAAGGTAAAAGTAAAGCTGAACAATATTTCGATTAGCAGGCTAAAACAATTGATTCGTGATTGTGAAGTACATAATGACACTTCTTTGGTTGATGCTTTAAGAGGATTCCACCGTTATAGACAGATGTCTTCAGACCATTATATTCAAGTAAGCTATAATCCGGGCTATAATGAGTTTGGGTTTTGTGAATATATCAATGGAAAATCCGGTTTGGTTGGGGGCATTGTCTTTCATGGATGGAAAGAAACCGGCTATCAAGAAAATTATGCAGTTCAATTAACACCCAACTACGGTTGGTCTAAACACACTTAAAACATTCATTATGGAAAACAGATTGATAAAAGCAAAAGAAATAGGCAATTATCGCATCAAGATATATTACGATATAGATGCTATGTGTCCTTGTACAGATTGGGATATGGCAGCGTGTTTCCTGTGGGAATATGGAAGTATAACACGCTTATCCGACGCGTGTAATTGGAAGGAGGTCTTTGGAAAATACGGCGATAAAAATCATTCACTTGTAGATGCACTTCATCGGCTTATTGGCGATCATGTAAAATGGAAAGACCTACTGAATTATTTCAAAAAGGGCAAACTGGACGGCTATCGCATGCGATATGACAGAAGTGCGAACATGTGGTATCTGGAATGGCATGACAATTCACGATACGCTAAGAATAAAGATTACCAAGAAATCCTCAGCGTATCGCCTTCAGATCTTTCGTATGATTGCACGAACGATTTTGTTGAGAGTTTAGAGTGTAACGAATTGGTTCAAATTCTTTCCGACTTGGGAAAAGACATATTTGTCAAAGAATGGTCCACCACAGGATATAGTCAGGGGGACCATATTGAAGGTGTGGCTTTCTGCACAAAGGAACGATACGCAGAAATGGTTAGCACTGATACTACCGATTGGAAAACAAAAATTAACGTATTGATTGATGGAGAAGTTGAATGTATCGGTATGTGGATGTGGGGGGATGTGAAAGGTTTTGTCCTGGAAAAGAAAGTGTCATACACTAAGAAATACCATGATATAGAACGTGAAGATGAAGAAGGTTTTGATTGGGAAGAAGTTGATTCGTGTTGGGGGTATTACATGGAGGCAGATGAGCTGATAGAGGAAGTAATATCTGAGCATCGACTTAAAGAAGCGGCGTAAACATATAAAAATTTCAATTATGGATATTGTAGCAATGTTAGAAAAATACTCCTTGACTTTAAGGAGATTGCCGGATTTCGAGACAGATACTTATTTTCTTCCGGAGAATCCAACCCAGATGGAGTTAGATAATTGTCGCTTATCTGTCATCAGACCTATATCTAAGGAAAAATTCGATGATATGATACGGCGTAATTTTTTAAGTGCTCATAATTCTATTTTCAAAAATGGATACCTTATTAAAAAGGTGGTGAGAATCAAAAAAGAACGTAAAAGTGGATGGATAGTGAAGATTTGTAACAATCACACATCTATTCAGCAATGGTCGAAAAAACACGACTTCTACGGAGATACAGCGGAAGATGCTGTAAAATCTGCAATTGAATATATTGACAAACAACAAAGAGAGGTAGATGCCTTGATGAAAACTCTCAAAATAACTGAAGAATCATTATGAACGAATATCTAATTTATACATTGGGAGGTTTTTGTCAAGCCCCTAATGGAGATAGTATAGACAACTGTCAGGTTCTTGGTCGTGCAAAAGGTAAAGACGAGGTTGAAGCGATTGAGAATTTGCTCCTGGAAAATCCGTGGATTATTGATTCCGGATATGAACGAAAGGACTTTATGATAGTGCAAATTCTTAATACAAATCCCGAATGTATATTCTATAAAGCCCTTCCTCATATCGAACATCAATTATTATCCATGTGTGATACCAAAGAAGAGAGCCTGAGTGAAATTAAACGATACATGGAGCATTTCCCTCATGAGCCAGATTTCAATATCGTTCAGTACGGAAATCTTTTGGTGTATTACGATCAATTGCGTGAATTTTATCATGATTGTGGTTGTGAATCCATGAAAGACAAAAATGATGACGAGGTATGGGAAACATATAAAAAGAATGTAGGATATGTAGCTAATCAATTAATCAAGAAAATGCAATGACAAATGAACAGAAAATAGTAAACGCTTGCAATTTGGATGGAAGTCCGCTTGCAAGCGTTTATGTTATAGAAGCATTAAGAGTGGGCCTTCAATACTATCTGACTGGCTTTTCTGATGAGGAAATCTCTAAAGGTTGGGGATTTATAGATTCTCCATCCGGTGTAAGGGCTAAAATGCAACGAATATTGGATGAAATAAATAAAAAGGAATGATGGCATGAAATATTATGTAGAAGACAGTCTCAGTAACTTCAAGTTTTGGAGTGGAGCAGTAGATAGAGCAAAATTGCTTACTGTGGAACAATTGGACACAATAGAACAAATACTGATAGATATTGAGCCAGAGGACGGTTGGTCTGATACAGCAATAAATGATTTATTTTGGCATGACTTTGATACGGTATGTGGATGGCTGTCATATAAAGACGAACAACATTTAGAGAAAGGGGTATCGAATGATGATGTTCAACAGGCTAATGATTGGGCAGAAGATTTGTCAGGCGACTACGACAATCTATTCCTCGTAGCTGGTTTGAATAAGGATAAATACATATACCATGATGAGGATGGAGACGAAGATATAGATTGTTACGCTGCCACTAATGATTTTATGGAGTGGTGGAACAATATGGATGACTTTGCAAAGATGGAAGTGTATGATAAACATCAATAAGTGTTATGGTAGTAATTTCGGGTTCGATTCCCGGAACACTACAAATGGATTGGTCATAATTGTTGTTCAGTGCGCAATTTGGTTCCTATGCCAAGTTGCGCATTTCCTTTTTAGCAACTAATGAAAGTTAAAAGCTCAAAATATAGAACTATGGACGCAATTTGAAAACTATTCAATAACAAAAAAACAAGAAAATGAAGATTAATTATGGCAAGTAAATTTGAGAATAACAAAAATGAAAGATTATATCGAATAATTATTGATGTTCAGTTTGGAGAAATGCAAACCGAATGCGATAAATTATATGATGGTACAGGGTATGGCACTGTTTTTACCGATGCAAATGGAGAAGCTGTAATTGATTATTTGAAAGACTGGGACAGTGATGAGTGGTCAGAAGACGACATTCGTGATGAAGAACCACGATGGATAAATAATGGAACAGACTCCATTCATCAGAAAGATGGTTATACACTAATTTACAACTCCACTCTTGGAGGTGTGTATATGTTGTACCGAGAGGCAAATGAGCATGAAATTCAATGGTACAAAGAGCAATCAATATGATAATAACACATATACAAAAATGCGTATGCGGTGCAATTACAATCGTATATGATAACGGGGCATCCAATAGTATGTATCAAGAAACATTTGATAGATTAAAATTGGATATATCGCAAGCTCATACAATCCCAGATTCATTTTGTTGCGACCATTGCGTAAATAATTGGGGGATTGACTTATGTGAATGTGGCTCCGGAGAGAAAGTCGGAGAATGTGGATGTGGTTCAAATAAAGCACATGATGAACTGGGCGTGAAATTTGACTCGCTCGGAGTAATAGTAAAAAACTTCTCATAATTATATATATGGATAAATCAATCAAACAAATTGAACAAGAGCTTGTCCTGCTTGAACAAAAGAAGAGTGAAATGGAAAACACATTGGTGGAAGCTATTTCTTCCGCCATGTTGAAAGTAGCCAAAAATAAACCGATGCAGCGGATAAGCAAACACTGCTTTGTTATCCGTTTCTCGGATATGATAAGCAATCCTTGGAATCCTGAGTTTTATGACTGGGAGAAATCTATCACGATTATCTTGAAATTCCTAAAATCTAAACCAGCAAGAGAATGGGTTGGTGCATTGAATGCAAAATTAGAAAGCACATCAAAAAACCAACCTATTGTTTTTGAATATCGCCGGCAAAGTTTTGGTGTAATGTATTCAGAAAAAATACCAGTATCCAGGATTTTTATAGAGCAGATTATTAACGAATTAAACAAATAGCAACCATGAAGACTAAAGTATATAACCGTTCAGTCACAATTCGTGATAATAACATGAATCGCTGGACTATTGAATTTGAAGTTCGTGAAATGGAGCCTTGCACAAGAAAGCGTTTTGACACTCTTGAAGAGTTTACAGAGCACTATGAGGTATCTGTATGCGGAGAAGGTGGTTCGAGTTGTGGTCAATGCTATAACAGCATAATTCCAAGAACACCAGCGCAAAAAGAATTGCTTGATTTCTGGAACAAATATCACTTATGTGGTATGGGCAGTGGTACCAAAGACCAAGAAACATATCTTCATGGAGAGCAATACAAACAGGATTTTGAAGGGTTTGTCAAACTATTTTCCGGGTATGATGAGCACTTCCGCAGACAATTTGATAGCACTTCATTTGATATCATGTGTAAGTTTTATCAAGTGTCACCTGAGTATATGCCGACATTGAGAAATTTGATTAATAAACGCATGAACGGCAATCCAATACTCTATATTCTCGGATTAACTTCTAAAAGATTAAATAATAACGAAAATGATTTATATGTTAAGGATTTGTTCTTGGCTATTAGAGGCTTGTATATCAGTCATGGATATGAATATGGTTCAGGCTGGTTGTATTTGCCTATACCGGAAGACATATTCAATAGAATAAATGTCTTGTGCGAAACCTTGCAAAATGAAGAAAAGGAATTGTCCGAATCACTTGCCGTTCCAGATGATTTCGACATGAAAGCAAAGGGTTTCCAAGCAACAGAAGATATAGTCAAAAAGGTAATGAAAATGCGCAAATGTGAGGAGAAAGAGGCAAAACGATTTGTCGCATTAGGTATCCATCTTGAATTGACTTTCAGTGATTTGGATGCTACATTTGAAGAATCTGGCGATTGTTTATATGCGGCAAATGGAACTGAATATTACATAGGAACAGAAGATGAACTTACCGAAATTGCCAAGGATATAGTCGATGATGATGAATATGAATATTTCTGGAGAGAATCTGTTGCTGCAAAATCAACAACATTAGGCTTGAAAGAATGGCGTGAATCCATTATTAAATATGACGGATGGTGTTCTGTAATAAACGGCTATGATGGGCGCCATTCTGAATACAACATTGCCGGAGAATATATATGTGTATCAAGAACTTAAAAACAAGGCTGTAATTATGAAAACAACAATAGAAGTAAAAAGTTTTCCCGGTTTTTACGAAACCATTTTCAGCGAAATATATATTGAAGAAGATGAACAGGAAAGTTTGCATGACCAATATCCAGATTTTGAGCATCTGTCAGATTGGGAAATAGATTCGGATAAGTATCGTGATGCGGTCGCAAAGAACTTTGCGGAAATGTACATTGATGAATTGAATGATAAACTTCAGCTAAATATCAAGCTAACATCTGAAAGCGTTGAGAGTCCTCGTGAATATAATTTCACTTCTGATAAAATTATTTGCAATATTGAAGTTGGTGACTACGATGCGTTTATTAAAAAGATTACCAACTTAATGTGTGAATCGGAATATCGTGTAAGGCTCACTAAAATTATTAAGAAAAAGCACTCTGACTCTCCTGGTTTTTGGAGTTTTATGAGTAATGACATCGAAGATTGGTTTGGTTATTTAGTAGATCCTGATAACACTAATTATTTGGAGTGTATTCTGTGGTATCTATATTGTTTGAAGGCCGATGAACCTATTGACGGAGATGGTGATTGGACTATGAAAGATTCGGTTTATGAATACATCAGATGTAATACAGATGCTACTTCTTTAGTTCCGTCAACCGATGCAGCACGTGAAGAATACGAACAATGGCAAAAGAAAGAAGAGCAGAAAGAAGCTATTCGCCAATTGCCACAAATACCGGGATTAGAATGTTAAGCAGAGAATTTCTTGAATCTAAAGTAAATGCTTGGTTGGATTATTGGAAAGAAAACAGGGCACACGCATGGGAAAGGAAATGCGATGGCGTAAGATTTATTCATCACCCAACTCAAGTGTATGAGACAGAAAGTGGAGGTATTAGGTTCATATTATGGAATCTTATAGGAAATTTTGATGGACATTATGAATGTGTTGTTAATATTGATACTTTTGAATATTCTGTAAAACAACACTCGTATTATGGTTCTTTAAACTACACAACACCACCCAATGACCATAAAGTATATAGAGCCAAAGATTTGTCTGATATGCAAAAATTGGAAATAGAAGCTTCGATTGCTTTCACAATAATAAAAAGCTGTTTACCTGAAGATTACACATTATGGCGCATAGATATTATCAACAAATCATCACAAAAATGCGTGTTTGGAAAAGTTTTCTCAGATGATCTTCTAATATCTTAAAAACAACATGTTTATGTTAGGCAATTATCCAAAAGCATTTTTCGTCACTGATGGACGAACTGGCAACGCTATACTTAAAAGAGTGATGGCCAAATATCCAGATTGGCCAAAGAATGTGAAACTTGAATTAAGTCCATGCGGATATATTGAGGCAGTAAAATATCATATTGGACAAAATGGTAAAAAATATGGGACGCCTGCCATTAACGGCGAGGATTATCCGTATGGAGCCGCTTCATTTAACAACATTGCGTATCATGGAAAACTCTATAAGTCAGAGTATATTGATGGATGTCTAAAATCTTTTATAGTATTACAATAATTAGAATAATAAAAGCATTCTCATTCTAATTTTTGATGATACTAATACTATTCCTAATAAAATAAATCAAATGACACAACAAGCAAAAAATTGCCTCGAATTATATCGTGGCGGTAGCCCGGTTACAATCAAAAAACTCCTTCAGTCACAAAAAATATCCGTTCTGAAGGGGTTGCAAAACTATTTTGCAACATCAGAACTTGACAAGTTGGCTGTATGCCTTAGTAACGGTAAATAATTAATTATTAAATTTATATAGTATGATTGAAGAAAAGTATGTAGAAAAAGCGTATAACGCATTATCACAAGAACAAAAATTAAAACTCGCTCTTTACAATGATTTTGGTGAAGGAGCAAAACAACTTTTTGACTGGTTGAATCATAATGCTAATAATCAGTTAGATAATCAACTTCCTGTAAACACAACAGAGACATTGCATTCCGATGGAATTTATTATCTTTATGTAGATGGTTCTGCTGAATTGTTTGACTTTGCAAAACAGAACAAACCGCAAAAAATGGTAAAGCGTATCGGAGTTATAATGGGAATGCGCTCAATCGCCATTAATTTGGAGGATTTACCAGAACAGCCATTAACCAACACACAGGACGATGGTAATTATGACGGCTATATTGACAATTATGACGATGCGGTTGCTGATTGGAATGGCAAATCAAATACCGAACATATCAAACAGGTAGGCACTGATATAGAACTGAAAGATGATGAATGGATTCCTTCTGTTGCTGAATTGTATCTTATTTATCTCAATAAACGCTCCATCAATGCCGCCATCGAATTTAGCGGCGGAAGC